ATGCCGCAAGACCAGGGCAGTGCTCTTGACATAGTAACCGCCAAACACGTCGCGGCTACTGAGTCGCCCTTGCACATGATGCAGGATTTGCTGGTCGCCCAAGTAGACCGCAGCATGGTTGGGCAGGCCTGCCAACAGTTGCATCAGGATCGCGTCGCCGTATTGCAACTCCTCAAATGGCACCGGCCTGAATCCCTGCGAGCGATAGCCGTCAAGGTACAGGTTCTCGCCGCGCTCCCAGAACCGATCACGCCGCTCAAAATCTGCCAGCATCAAGCCCCACTCGCGTTTGTACCAGTCCCGCACTAGGGCATAGCAGTCCACCACACCGAACACGAACTCACGGCCGACGTATGGCAGCTCAAACGCTACAGGCTCGCAGCCGCCCCATGCCTCAGTTTTGGGGTTGACGATCACCCACGGCAGGCCGCTGTTGTTGCAGCCGATTTGATCCGCTGCTGATGGCACTGGCTGCGTTACCGGATGGCTATGCACCACGGCCACGATCTCGCCCAGGTCTTCGGCTGTTGCGTAGTCGGTCGGATCCAAGACGAAATGCTCATCCGGTGTAGCGGCGATGTTGCGGCACGGGTAGTAGCGGCGCCGGCCTTTGACCACATGGATCAATCCGCAGCACTCGCGGGGATCCTCGGCCTGCGCGTGCGCCAGGATGTCAGCCTTGAGCGTGTCGGTCAGCTTCATCGTGCCCTAGGTCGTAAGTCCCGCCCCCGGGTAGCTTCCGAACGGCAACTCAGCAGTGGCACCAAACCGCAGCTTGCAGCTCTCCACCCGCTTGCCGCATACATCAGCCGCCAAGGTGCCAACGACCTGATCGTTCACGTTCCAGTAGTTGCTGCCGGTGTAGCCGCACTCAGCGCCACGATACTTCCATTGGCAGACGTTGGCGATGATCTGCCGCTGTGGCAGCATGACGCCGGCCAGGTCGAACTTGCTGGCCAGCTCGAACTCAACCAGATCGCGGTTCTCGTTCGACTTCCGATCGACGTACCATATCTCCGTTGGGAAGCGGGCATTAGGGTCGGCGTTGGCCTCGCCATCGAGGAACTTCTTTAGCGTGCGGATCCGCCGCACTGTGGCGCCGCCCAGGTCGTTGCCGGGTGTGGTCGCGTTGACCAGCAGCAGCAGCGTGGTCATGTCGCTGAACAGGTTGCTGATTCGCAGCGTCGGACGCGGCAGGCTGCCGGAGCTGGTGTAATCAAAGCCCGTCGCCTCGACCGGGAGCCTGACGTAGGTGTTGCCGTCAAACACGATGTTGCCGGTGACGTCGGCATTGACGCCGTTGTGCCAGTAGTAGGTGGTGCTGGCGCCGTGCAGCGTGGTGTCAAGCTGCAGCTCGAACAGCTCGATAATGGCGTTCGGACCTAGGACCGCCAGCTCTTCGTAGACGCTGCTGATCGCTGCCCATGTGACGCCGCCATCTGTGATCGTGCTGCCGATGTCGGTCGGCCATGCTGGTTCCGTGCTAGCGCTGGTGCCTGCCACAGTGCAACGGAACACCAGCCCGCTGGCCTGTGTGGTCGTGGCGCGGACGATGGCGCCGACCGCGTAGCTCGTGCTGGCTTGCCAGGCGGTGTAGGCCATCAGGGCTCGAACACTTGGCGGAAGGTGGCATTAATTATCGCCCTGCCGTTGTACGGAATGGACTTGCTCCAGCTATCACAGACCCACTTGTAAGCGGTTGCCTCATCTGGTGGTGTCCAGTCAAATGCAGCCGCATCAGCAGCACGGGCATCAAGGAAGGTCTCGATGGTGTCCGCGTTGGCCTCGGTGATGTTGTTCCAGGTCAATGACCACTCTTTTGGATTCTGGTTCAGTCCATAGGTCAATCGTTGCTCGTAGCCATCGCCAAACTGCACCACACGCCGCTTCGGGGCGCTGCGCTTCTCGGCGCCATAGGTAGGACTGATCGCGGGAAAGGTAGCCATTAGCGGGTATTGGCGAGCAGGCCGCCGGGACGTTGCATCTTGACGATCTCAGCCTGCACTGCAGCACCGACGATCCTACCGAGCTGATTGGCATTCGGCTCGTTACCTTCCACGCTGGTGCCGCCTGCGTCTACGTTGACCACCACGCTAACGGCACCGCCAAAGCTGCCGGTCGGTGCAATGCCGCCACTGCGGCCTGGCATAAACAGCTCAGGACCACGTTCGCCAACTAGATAAGGCTGGCCTGCCATGACGCTGCCGCCCTTGGCGCGTCCAAGCAGTGATGGCATGGAGAACACATTGGGGTTAAATCCAACGCCAGGCGCAAAGCCGCCGCCGCCGCCAGTCACACCGCCAAACAATCCGCTAAGGGCGTTGATTGCCTTTTGGATGACGAACACCCGCAGCAGTTGGTTGGCAATGTCAATCAGCACGCCAGAGGCAATGCGCCGCAAGCTAGTGCCAAAGTCCTCGCTGCCTTGGATCAATGCGTTAAAGGACGACGCCAGCCCTTCGCCAATAGTGCCGGCAAGGCCATCAGCTAATGCCTTTTGCTGCTTTTGCTGCTCCGTTAGCTGAACAGTGAAGTCAAGCGCTTTGCTGTAACCTGCGGCCATGTCGGCAATCCGCTCAACGATCGTCGGCAGTGTGACTTTTGCTTCGGCTTCGTTAATCTCTTTAAGCGTTGTGGCATATTCAACAACAGCCGCCATGATCTGAGCTCTGCGCTTATTAGGTCCGATCTCTTGCTTTGAAATCTCAAGCAACGCGAGCTGCTTGGTGTAATAGGCATCTTGTTGTTTGTTTTGTGTCTGCTGCGCAATGCCAAGCCGCAACCGCAGCTCTAACTCTTGCGCAGTGATGTCTTTAATTTCTTTGGCTTGCTTGGTCTTGGGCGTTTTGCCGCCACCACCACCTGCGGCTTCACGAGCCGCCTTGTTTCCTGCGCCTTTGCTAGCAGCGCCGCCGCCGCCCAGTGCCCGGCCTTGCATTGAAAGCCGAATTGGCATTTCGGGTCCTGCTGGTGCTGCATACCCCTCGCCTGCGCGACGCTTCTTACCAAGCCTGGCAATGCCGCCCAGTGTTGATGCGCCGCCAAGCGTCATTATATCCATCAGCGCTATCAAGCCTTTATTTCTGCCAATTTCATTTAGTCGCAGAATAGTACCCAGCAATCCCTCATTCATTGATCCGATGCCTAGGTTGATGCCACCAAACGCATCACCCATCACCATGAAACCAGCTTTTAGATCCACTGTGAACTTGGTGGCTTCTTGAAGTGCCTTTGTAATTTCTTTAATTGAGGCAATCACAATCGGCGCCACCGCGCCACCTACTTCAACCTTGAAATCTTCAAAAGCATTCTGAAGATCAATGACTCTTTGCTGGGGCGTGTCCAATGCTTGCGCTAATTTGGCGGCGCCTTCGGTGCGCACCCGATCAAGCGCTCTAACAATAACCTCAGCGGTAATCTTTCCTTCCGAGCCAAACTTCTTAATGCTGCCAACATTAATATCCATCTCCTTGGCAATTGCCTGAGCAATAGCAGGCATCTGCTCAAGAACTGATCTCAGCTCATCACCCTGTAAAGTGCCACTACCAAGACCCTGCGACAGTTGCAAGAATGCAGCATTCGCAGCTTCAGCGCTAACGCCGCTTAGCTTCACTACCGTATTGAAACCTTCATAAATCGCGTTGATTTCATTGAGTTGAAAACCTACCGGGCGCAGCCTTGTATAAACGTCTGCGATAGCTGTTGACGCCTGAATCTGCGATAAACCAAACCGTTTAGCAGCCCCCTCTGCCACTTGCAGAACAAGCCTGTAATCGTCAAATCCTTGGCTAACCAGCTTGATGCGTCGTTCGGCGCCATCGGCAGCGTTAGCGGCGGTAATAAACGCCGTGGCGATACGCTGAGCATTGAAAGCTGCTGCTCCAGCGGCCAACCCGGTCAAAGCCGTAGCGGCATCTGATGTCGCTCGGCTGGCACCCCGCAATCGAGCTTCGTATTCCTCAATCTGCTTTGCGGCCTTTTGATAAAGAGCGCCACCAAGTTGAACCCGGCTTTGCACATCCTGCAAAGCTGCGATCTGTTTGCGTATTGCTGATTCTGTATTGGCTACTTTTGCGCCAAAAACAGACTGGACCTGCCCGGCAGTTGCAAAGGCAGACTTTAGCTTTTGAGTAGCGGCCTCGGCCTGAGCTGATGCGCTGTTAACGCGCTGCAACGCGGCAATCGCATTGCGTGCGTCAACCCTTAGCTCAACGTTGGAGACTGCCATGGCACCAGTTTACCGGCGGCGGGCTTTGTCCATTGCTTCCTTCTCGCGCTCGCCTTTGATCTCGTAAAACGCTGCAAAATGGATAAACTCAGCATCGGTCAGCTCAGTCCGTAACCGGCTGACTGTCATACCAAGCTCAGTGGCCAGGAAGAACTCAAAGAAGAGCAGGCTGTCCTGGCCTAGCTTTTTTTTGCTTCCTCAATGCCGCTGCTGTCGCCAAGACCAAACAGGAACAGCTCCAGCTCGTTCAGCACGCGCTCAGGCAGCTCACGTTGCAGTTTGGCTGCGTCAGCCGGCGCGAATGCCTTGGTGCCATTCTCCAACTCGGCAATCTGGCACAGCATGTAGGTGCTGATCTCCAGTGCCTCATCAGAACCTGCCAAGCTGTTAGCCCGCTTGCGGTCTGCGCGGGTGATCGGTTTAAAGTAAAGGTCCAGCACCGTATCACCAGCATCATTCTTGATGCTGAACTTTCGGCGCTGGTTGAGGTCAAATGCACCGGCGAGCAGGTCAACCGGGCGTTGTGCGGCGGGCATCAGATGCTCAGGGTAAGGGTTCCACTGGAGACGAAGTTGATCGTGATGATCTCGATCTCGCCAACAGTAGCGGAGTACTCAGTACTTGTCACCACAATGGTGCCGGTGATCTTCTTGCCGCCGGTTTCGTCCAGATACAGCTCAACGGCTGCGTCAGCCTCGTCGGTGGCCTGGTTAGCATCTTTGATCAGGTCCAGCTTGTCACCAGCGCCGGGGGCGTCGTACATCACCTCAATGGTGCCTGTGCCGCTGATCAGCCCGCCCACGTTGGCGCGGTAAGTGGCGCCATGGGATGTAGTATCAAGAGATTCCTTCTCAACGGTCATGGTCCAAGACCGCACTGCAGCGATCTCAGACAGGCCGCCACTGCCAGCTTTATCAAAGAAGACAGTGCCTTGTTGCCCGCGATAAAAAGCCATGATCAGATGTCGAGGGTGACGGTGCCGTTGGTAACGAAGTTCAGGGTGATGACTTCGATTTCACCCACGGTAGCTGAGTATTCGGCCGAGGTGATCACACCATCAAAGCTGATCTTTTTGGTGCCCGTGGTGTCGAGGTACAGCTCAAACAAGGCGCTGCCGTCATCGTTGACGGTGTTGACGTGCTCGATGAACACGTTGGTCTCGTCAGCACTGCTGGCGGTGTACAGCACTTCGCAGGTGCCGCTGCCGCTGATCAGGCCGCCGACATTTGCACGATAGGTAGCGCCCAGTGCGGTGGTGTCCAGCGACTCTTTCTCAAGGGTCAGAGACCAGGAACGGGTGCTGGTGATTGCTGCGGCAGTTGCACCGGCATCATCAAACTTGACGCTGCCTTGCTGCCCTCGGTAAAAAGCCATGGCTAGAGGTCCTCGAAGGTTTCAAAGGTCAGTCTGACCTGTGTTTGGAAGAAACCCTCCGGTGCTGGCGCGGCCACTACCTCGGGTCCGATCGGCGGGTCAAAATGAACACCGCTGACTATGACCCTATTGTAAAGGTCCCTGATCCGTTTACCGATCGTCAAGTTAGCGCCAGGTCCGACGCCAAGTGGCGTGAAGATATTGATGGCTACCACGCCGATAATGCTGTTGCTGCTGCCGGCGGTCCCGCCAAGTGTCAGGTACTCATTGGCCCCAAAGCTGACCAGGCATTGCACCCATGAGCTGTTGGGCGTCGGTACATAGGGCTGGTTGTGAAACACGACCGGCAGCACGGGCGACAACGCTAGCTCAGTGGCAAGCCGTGCCTCGATGGTGGCACGGATGGTGTTGAGGTTTGCAGCAGCCATCAGCCTTGCCTCCTGATGCGCTCCCAGTTCGTGTTGACAAAGTTTTGCATCTCACGGGCTGTGCGGTCTACCCATCCTGCCGGCGCCTGCTTGCTGCTGCCCTGCGCCAAGGACTCAGCATACGGCAGGTTGTTGTGCACGCTGTAGTAGTTGCCTAGCTTCTCCTGTCCTGGCTGGTAATTGCTGCCTTTGGGCGGCGTGATGCCTGCGCCGTAGGTGCCTTCAGGTGCAGGGACGCCATCGGCTGCGTTTTGGCCAATCTGCCAGCTAAAGCGGAACCTGCCGGTATCAACCGGGCTTTGCTGCTTAAGCCTGCTATCAGTCTCCAGCACCGTCACACGCAACAACTTCTCAAGCTGATCGCCCATGTAGTTGCCAATATCGCGGATGGGCAGGTTACTCATGCTCTTAGGATCATCTCGTAGGTAATCGCAGTGTTGTCCTGCTCGATCGTCTGGATGCGGATGATCTGATGCACGACGCTGTTGATGAGCACCTTATCAACCGTGGTCGGCACCGTGCCGTTCAGGTCTTTTGCCGCCACGATCAGCCGCTTATCGCCGGCCTGCACCAGTTCGTTCACCTCGCGGATATTGACATCTTCCAGCACGCCTCTGACACCAACATCCGTATTGGTCTCGGTGACAGCGCCGGTTGTGGTGTCGTAGCTGCTCAGCGTGATGTGGCGGATCGTGACCTCACCGCCCAGCTTTGCCATGATCTTGCTGGCAACGTTCTGTAGCGATAAGGCCAGTGCCATCAGAGCTTGTAAGCAACGACAGTGCCGCTGGTCAGTGTGATGCTGGTAAACACGCCTTCCATTTCGCAGCTTGCATTAAAGGGAATGGCGCTCAGCGTGTTGCCGGTGTAGTCCAGTGCAGTCAGGCTGGCGATCACCGAATCCTCAAGGGCAACGATCTTGCCAAACCGCCCAGTATGGGCTGAGGTGTCATCAATGAACTCAGCGCCGGGGTAGGCGTAACCCATGATCAGCTCCTGCGGATGGAAACGTTGCCTGGTCCACTGATTCTAAGCCCTATCAGGTATCGCTCCATCAGCGGCGGCACCTTATCCGCACCAACGGCGCCATAGCCAAGGTTAGGCGTCACGTCAAGGCTGCCGATTTTGACGTTTTTGTAGTCCTCAAGCCCGCTTAGCCCCAATGCGCTGGTGTTGTTATGCAGGAACACCGCCAGCACGGCCTGCGCGTATTTGATCTGCGTTGGAATCTCGGTATCGGTAAAGTAGTCCGTCGTGATGCGAAACGGAAACCCAACCGCATAGGTGTTGATGTAGGTATCCGGCTTGCGCACACCCGTACGTGGCCACTGCAGTGCCTGCGTATCGGTCGCCCGTGCGCCAAGAAACCGCTCGCGGTCTAGCCGTTGCGTTGCAGTAAACAGCGCCCGGTTGCGGCTATCAGTGTTGCCTGTGTTCCAATGCTGAACGTCAGCGTCCTCGACAAAGCCATCAATAATCGCTGTCGCTTCCGCCAGCGTCAGGTAGCTGTTGGCGTTTGCGCCGCCCACTGTTGCGTCGATTACTACTGCCATCGGTCTGGACCTCTGGGGTCAGTGTAGGAGTTGGCTCTGGCATAGAAAGAGAGGCCGCCGCGTTAGCAGCAGCCTCCTTTTCACGCAGTCGCCGGAAAGCGAACAGCCCCATCAGACGCGCTTGAGCAGCACGCTGAGGATCACACCAGCCAGGGTGGTGGTGGTGCCGGTCACGTCCAGAGACAGACGATCGCCAGCCTCCAGGGTCAGGTTGGCGGTGGTGCTGGTCAGCTCACCAGAATCAGCAGCATCGAACTTCTGCTCGGTCAGAGCAGTGCCCTTGAAGTTGATTTTGGTGGTGCCGAGCAGGTCGTCGCCAGCAGTGGCGGCTTCGGTGCCTTGGCAACGACGGATGGTGCCGCTAACGGCGCCAGCGTCATCACCAGCAACGGCATGCACTTCGCGGATGCTGACCACTTCGCACTTCACCGGAGCGGTAAAGAACTGCACATCAGCCACCGAGGAGGCGATGTAGTGGTCAGCAACGATGTACTGCTCGTTGGACAGTTCAAACTGGGAAGGTTGAGCCATGGTTAGTTACCTCAATCGAAGTTAGAGGTGTTGGTGGCGCGCACGATGCCAATGTTCTTGGTCTCGTACACCTTCGACCAGTTAGTGATGGTCTCCAGTTGAGCGCGAGTCGGGTTGACCGTGGTGACGCCCCACTTGGCACCAACAGGGTGGTAGCAGTAGTGCAGGTCGATCGACATGGCATCGCTCTTGGCGAGGATGTCACGGTCGGTTTCAGTCTGCATTGCGAGCTGTTCGCCGGAAGCGACAGCGCCCTGGGTGAAGAAGTAGGTGGCGTACTCAGTAGTCGAGCCGCTGCCGTCGGTCTGCACATCGTCAGACACGATCACGCGCAGACCCATGTAGGTCGGCACGTTCACTTCACCGCCGTAAGCAGCAACCATCGAACCGCCCGACTGGGTGGTGGTGGTGCCACGAGCCTCAGCGGTGCTGACATAATCGATAGCACGACGCTCAACCAGGTCGTAGTAGACCTTGGAGTGCATGCACACGGCGGTCAGCTTGTCGCCTTGATCGCCCAGCAGGCTGCGGGCTTCAGCGACGTGACGGGGGCTCAGCACGGTGGGGGTGTCAGCGCTCAGGCCGTCAATCGACAGGTCCACAAAGGGAGCAGTCGCGTTGTTGCCCAGGGCGCCGAACACACCGGCCAAGCAGGACAGCAGGTCCTTTTGGCGCTGGTTGGCAACGTAGTCAGCGATCTTGGCGCCGATAGCGGCCATGGGATCGGCACCAGCAGCGAGAGCTGCCAGGTCACGAGCCTCAAAGGCACGGCCACGGTGCAGGATGACGCCAACTTGCTTGTCAGCAGTGATCTTGCCGGGGGTCAGCGAGCTGCTGTCGGTCAGCACCTCGAAGTCACCGGAAAGGTTTGCTTTCCAGAAAGGGACGTTGATAAAGTCACCACCCTCAGTAGCATTCAGCTCAGCCATCGGCTGGACCACACCGCTAGCCAGGAAGGCATCACGCTGCGTGGTTTGCTCGATGACGTAAGGCGTAAAAACCTCTGGGATGATGATGTCAGAGCGAAGAGTCGCCATGATTCATCTCGGGGGAATGGTTTACGGTGTGGGCGCAACCCAAAGCACCAGCGCAGCCGGTTGCAGGCAGCTTAACGGTTAGCTGCTGCCTTCATGCGATCATACAAATCACGGTCTGTACGGAACAGTCGCGCTTGTTCAGTCAGATTGAATGATTCACGGCTAAATGGGTTGGCCATCCCTGCCGGAATGCCGCCAGTGCTGGCACCGGCTGATGGTGCGCCACTGCCCTGCGGCTTGGGTTGCTTTTGCATCCATGCCGGCAGGGTTTTTGCCCACTCGCTGACGGGTGTGCGCTGGTAGCCATCGACAACTACAACAGTGCCGTCTGCATCGCGTTCGATCTGATCAGCGCTCAGCTTGGTTTTTAGCACCAGGTCAGGGTCATGCACGATGTCAGCCAACGCAGTCACTGCAGGCGTGACCAGCTCCAGCTCACGGACGCGGCTTTCCAAGGCAGCAATGCGATGGTCCTTCTCGGTTGTCGCCTCACGGAACTGCTGCTCTAGCGCTTGCCGTGCCTCTTGGTACTTGCCTTGTGATTCAAGCTGCTGCTGCTCGTAGTTGCGCTTGAACTCAAGCAGCTCGTTGACATCAACGCCATCAGGCAATGCTGGCGCCTTTTTGGCAGCACGCAACTCTGAAATCAATTCTTTATTTTTGCGCTCAAGTGCCTCGACGCTGCGCTGCAGCACTTCGGTATTGTCACCCCCGGTAGCCGCAGGCTCTTGGGTTTGTGTTTCATCAGACATGGATAAGCCGCAGGCTTAATTACGCTGCCATCGTATCAGCCCTACGGTTATGGCAAGGGAGTGGGATACACCAACTCGTGAGCCGTGGAATCCGGTCATCAAGGCGTGCCTCAATGCGATAGATCACCATGAGCACCTGTACCGCAGCACCGGCAACGGCTGGCATGCAGCCAAAGCGCAAGATCTGCGGTGGTACGTCGCTGAACTAAAGGACTGGATTCACCGGCAGGAAGCGGCTACCACTTCACCTGGCTTGACCACCAAGCCGGGGACATCTTCCCGCGAGCAATGTTACTGGCGTGCCTTGCCTTGAAAGATGCCCGCCTGGCCTTGGCTGCTGCTGACTCGCCTTTACGCGGTGGGCTGCCGCTGACGCCTTGCTGCCCGAACCGGATCAGCTTGACGGTCTCGCCTTCCTTGGCTAGTACCGCGTGGGATTTGGTCGGATGGTTTGGCGTGCGCTTGGGTTTGTTGTAACCCTCAAACTGCTCGCCGCGATAGGTGATCATCGCCTTGGTGCAGGCTTCAGCTCTGACCGCTTCTTAATCACCGCGTTGCCGGTTGACTCGGACTTGATCCGCACGATCGGATCGTCCATGCTGCCAACGCGGGTGACGCTACCACCGCCCTGCGTGGGTATGGTCGCCCGCTCGCCGCCAATGCTGGTGATCACGCCAAAGGTGCGGGTGCCTTGGTAGTTCCAGCTAACCCGGTCGCCGCGTTTCATTTCTTCTTGCCTCCTTTCTTGGGCATGGGCTTTTGAGGCTTGGCAGGTCCGGTGTACTTAGGCATCACTTTTTACCTTTGGGTTTACGGGTTTTGCCGGCTTTGGACAGGGCGATGGCGACGGCTTGCTTTTGCGGCTTGCCGGCCTTCATCTCAGCTTTGATGTTGGCTGAGATGGTCTTCTGCGAGCTACCTTTCTTTAACGGCACCGTATCGAGCCCGCAACTGATCTAAGGTTAGCTCTGACCCGTCGTCGCGTACCAGTTTGGCGATGGCGTCCTTGGGTCCGTACTTAGCCGATAGCTTGTCGAAGTATGCAACCTTGTTGGCGCCAAGTGCCTTTGCCTTGACCGCCAGCGGCTGCTTGGCCAGCCACTGGCCGTAGGACTCGTTAACCGGCACCTGCCCGTCAGCGCTGGCGCGGGTGCCTGCTGGCGGTGGCGTAAAACCTAGGGCTTTGTAGTCAATGACCGGCACGGTCGTGCTGCGGCATCCAAAATGAAGCGGCGGCAATGGGCCTTTGCCGTATTCAAACTCACGGCCATCAAGCGCTCGGCAGATCGCGCTGGTGCGGGTGTCAAGCGTGGCGACGTATCTGTATTTCTTGGTGATGTCCTGGTTCGCCTCATACACCTGCTGGCTGGCGGTATTTGCCACTTGGTTGATGCTGGTGCGCACTAGCGCGATGACCTGGTTGTCGGCTACTGCTGTTGCCTGCCCGCCTGCGGCGATGAGCTGTTTGACAGTCTTAGCCTCCTCGCCAAACTGCAGGCTGCCGATCAGTCGCTTAGCAATGGCTGGCGTTGTCTCACCGGTCAGCAGCCCTTGCCGCACCACCTGCGAGAACCGCTCGGCCTGATCGACGGCGATGCCACGGAATGCCTTGGTAACTACCTCACCATTGGGCAGCGTGATCGTGGCACCCTGCGCAGCGGTCAGGTTGAATGTCGTTGGTGCGCCCTGCACTGCAGCAAACAGGTCATCACTGAGCGCTACCACGTTGAGCTGTGTCGGGTCGGTTGTGACCACGCTTTGCGCAAACTGCGGGCTGATCTCAACGGTGCGCACTGCGTCACGAGCACCGGCAGGCAATGCACGCCGTAGCTGCTCGGCCACAAACTCAGACTGCAACTGCGCAATGCCTTGCAGTTCGGTTGCGGTTATTTCGGTTGCATCACCCGCCCAGGTGCCAAGGCTGTCCTTGAGTTGCGCAAGGATCGCCCGCAACCTGGCAGCTTTAACTGGTGCGGCTAGCTCATCAATAGTCCGCAGTTGATTGACTGCATCAATGATGATGTCGTTGTAGGCATTAATGATGCGCCGCGCAACGCTATTGCTGAACCTGTTTAGGTCGATCGCATTGCGGTATAGCGCCTCTGGTGTAGCCATTAGATGACACCAAGTTGCTCAGGGCGATACTGCGACCTGATACTGACATTAGCGCCACGGGTTAATGCACCCTGCACTGCTGCAGCGAAGGCGTCGTAACCGTTCTGGCCGTCTTCCATAATGCGCAGCTCATCCACTTCATCAGCCTTGCCGTTTTTGTACCATGTCAGCCGGATGACAGCTAGCACTTCATCAGGCAAATCGCAAACGGTGTAATCAAGCTCCTGCTTCCTGGGCTTCTTCGGCTCCATCCAGATCATCAGTTCCACTAGCCAGTCTGTCAGCTTGTCCAGCAGACGGTAGATCAAGCCCTGCATTGGATGTGGCCTCCAGCTCCTCGTCTACATCAAAGTTATCGCCCAGTACATCGCCCTCGGCCAGCTCACGCAACAGGGTCTCTTGGCTGATGGTGCCAGCGGTGTACAGCGACAGCAACGCAGCAATATCCTGCGGTTCAAGGCGTGCGCCGAGGAAATCGCGGTTCACATAAGCGCTGCCAGCAGCAGTTGCATTGCCGAGGTAAGTGGCATGCCACTGCAGGCAGTTGTCGATCATGTCCTGCATGTTCTGCGCGATCACCATCATGGTGCTATCGCCTTGACTGCGGTCAATGCGCTTTGCCTCAGCGGTCTCAGCGCTCAGCTTCTGGCCTAGCACTGCCGACAGCCCTAGCTCATTGATCTGCAACGCAAGCTGCTCAAGCCGGCGGAATTGCGCCTCGAAGCTGCGGCCTGCAGGCTCGATGTACTCGGCGCGGCCTTCGGCTGGGAATGCGATCGCCTCGCCAGGTCCTGCTGATACTTCTTCCGCTGCTGACGGGAACCCGTAAAACGCCAGCATCGGCACCGCTGAGATATGCAGTTGGTTGTCAAGGTCCGACTGCACTTGATAGGTCTTGAGGTTGAGCTCTGCGATGTCCTCCAGCGGCGGGCGTGACTCCATGAAGCCATGCCGCTGCGCGTAGGCGATGGTGAACGGAATCTCGCTAAGGCTGGTGCGGCCTTCATCGACCACCGTGAACTCACCGCTGTCCTGCTTGCGGTGGATGCGGTACTCACCAGGCGTCAGCACACGCACCTGCTCGACCGCCTTCTCACCAAACTCACCATCAGGGACGGTGACCACTTCCGCCAGCCGGAGCTGTGTCAAGACCTGCCGGCCCTCTTGCGTCTCGGTGCGCCAGCCAAGGATCTGTCGGGGTGTGTATGTCACCCAATAGGGGCGACCCCCATTAGCAGGTGCATCCACCAATGTACCAACATGGCCATAACGGACCATTTTGCGGGCGGCTTCATAGGTCCAGACGTTGAGGTCATTGCCTTGCAGGTCTACGTCAAACAGTTGCTCGCGGATTGCGTCGGCGGTGTCATCCAGCCGGACAGGCTTGCGGGTGAGCATGCCGGCCAGCATGCGCTCAAGGCGGATGTAATACGGCGGGCAGACGCTACGGGCTAGGCGGTTGTCGTAGGACTCGTCCAGCTCGCGTGGCTCTTGCGGCAGGTAACGGCGATGCTTTTTGCGCATCCCGTAGGTGCCCTGCAGCAGATCCTCGATCAAGATCCAGTGCGGCTCTTGCGCGTACCAAGCAGTGTTGGGGTCATTGACCCTAGAAACGGTGCGCTGCGCTAGCGGCCGGTCATAGAACGAATAGCCGGTATACACGACCGCTAGCTGCTGACAATGGTGTCAGTTTACGGCTTCAGCCCCTGATGACAGGCCGGGTGATTGTGATGCGCCTCAGCGGCTTGATCACGGCCGACGCTGATGCCGACGGCGTACATCATGAACAGCAGCGTCAGGGCTGCGAAGCGGTTGATCCAGGGATTGGTGACCATGGTGTTGTGGGTGGTGGTGGTAGGGCGGCCTTGGCGGCCGTGCGCACAAGATACCAGCGTTTGCCGCCGTGGTCAACCCTTCTCATGCTTGGCGCCCTTGCGGATGTTGTCCGCAGCCCACAGCGGCTGTAAGTTGCTGTAGTGGAAGCACTGTCGCTGCTGCTCTGGGTCGGCCAAGTCAAAGCTCGCGCACGGGCGGATGTGGTCGATGTGCCAGCCGTCCCGGCCATAGTTGTCCCAGCTCATGCCATCAGTAAACTGCGCTTGCAAGTGCTGGCGGAGTTCTTCGACGGTGCAGCCAATCAAGTCAGCGCTTGCTTGAGTCTTGCAAACGCCACAGCTTAATAATGCGTAATAAATACGATTTCTCAAGTTCAGGCTAATGGCTCTATTGGTTTTTAGGTCTCTCTGTTTCTGGGCGTGAAGCCTGTAAGCAGCCTGCTTTTGCGCCCTGAATGTCGCGTCAGTTCTGTAGCGGATGCGAAATGCTTGGCCATAAGCACTTAGCCGATCCCGATTACGCTCGCGCCATCGGCGGGTTGACTGCCGCTTGGATTCCCGATGCTTTGCTGCGGTACGCCTTTCATTTGCGCGCACTCGTTCAGGATCGCGTTTTCGCTCTTCCGCCTTGTGGTTCCGGTCGCATTCAAGGCAATTCCATTTGCGCACGCCACGAATTGAAATGTGGCCGTTGCGGCACGGCTTGCCTGTGAAGTAGTGGCGCAGACCCTGCTCAAGAGCCTCTGCCCGTGTAATGATGTCCATGTTGCCTGGTGACTCAGGTGGCCGGGCGCAGGAGGTTGCCGCCTCGCTGCGCCAATCAATATAGCCGAATGCCCGTGCTGCGTCCAGCAGTCTTGTGCAGCATCGAGAAGTCGCGGTGCAGCCAGTAGCCAAGGCAGTCATTCATGTGATCAAAATTGGACTGCTTATCCGGCAGTTGCGTCTTTTGATCCCAGCACTGCAGCTCCAAGCATTCGATCAACCGCTTGCAGCCTTGGTAAATCTGCAAGCGGTTTTCACCTTTGCCGTTTTCAAGCATGGCCTGCACGTTGTTGACGCGATCGCGGATCGGCGGATTTGACTGCGGCGATTGGTTGCTGATGCCGTAGCTTTCCAAAATCTGGATGTCCGTGCGTGTGGCATTTGTCGAGCGGTTGCCGCCTGATGCGTCTGGGTAGCCGTAGATCTTGTGGTCTGGGTAGCGGCGGCGGATTTCTTGCGCAAGAGAATCTGTGTCGTTTGCGCCAGCGACCTCATCAATGACAACAGCCCGATCGCCAATGCGGATGCCGATGATCGCGTTGGTGTTGCCGATATTGAAGTCAATGCCTATCCGCAGCGCCTCGCGGCCAATGTCCGGCAATGCTGCAAAAACATGCTTAGCACGATCAAACCTGTCATAAACACAACCAGTGGTTAGATTTACAAACTCTCCCTCCAAATAGCTTTTAAGGAGCGTTGGATCGTAATTAGCTCGTAAGCGCTCAATAAAGTCCTCCGGCAAATGCGGATTGTCATAGGTCCGCATTTTGATAAGCCGCCTATCCGGTCGCAATTGCGCGTCGTCACTGGCAAATGTCTGCCAGAGAAACCGGAACCCCTCCGGTGTCGATGCCGCACCAAACTGCCGGACATTGCCGCTGCGGAGTCGGCCGAGGATCTTAGGAAATGCCTTATTAGCAATGCTGGGCGTCACGGTGTCAATCTCGTCGGCGAGCACCCAAGCAAGGTTCAAGCCAATGATGCGGCTCCAGTTCTCAAAGCTGCGGCACAGGATCTTGGTGTCACCGCCCGGCAGGTGCAGCATGTACTCCGGCAGTGGACTAGCGCGGAAGGTGTACGGGATGTCGTACGCCTCAAGGAATGCCTCGAAGTCCGTCTGCCAGATGTCGCGGATCAGCGGTCCGGTTGGCTCCATCACGCAGCCGATAAAGCCCTGATTAACTGCTGCCAGCATCACGGCTTTAGCGCACAATGCCCTGGTCTTGCCAGCGCCATAGCCTGCGCTGATGCCAAGGATCTGGGTTGCGGTGTCATCCACAAACGCAAGCTGGCCAGGGTGCAAGTCAGCACGGATGCGGGCTAGCAGGTCGTCAGTATCCTCAGGCGTCTGCTGCTGCAGGAATGACAACAGCGGCACTGGTTCGCAAATGCCAGACAGCAGGCTCACGACATCTCAAACCGCAATAGCCGGGCTTGCTTCTCAAGCGCCATTAGTGCAGTGCCGAGTTGCTCTTTGTCTGATGCACGACGCTCATATTCTTGCAGTCTGGCAACAGCAGCTTCTAGCCATTGAGGCCGCTCTATCTCTGCATCAAGCGATAGGAGTTGGCGAGCACGAGCAATGTAAGCATCAGCTTGGCGCTCGCCTATTCCCCAGTTCTCCGCTGCAAATTGTATGATTTGCCTTCTACTATGTGCACGCAAGAGCAAGCTGTAGACAGCATTTACGCGCTGGTCAGACTCTGTATTGTTGCACTTGCGCGCCATTGTATTACTCCCGGATTTGAATTGGCATGATGAGATACGTCTGCTCTGTCATGCTAGTCGGCCTTAGCACGACCGGTGTTGTTGCACTATTGGCCGACAGTGTAACAGTATCCGACTGCCGCATGGCCTTTAGCCCATCGAGCAGGTAATGCACATTGAACGCCCAGGTGCCAGCGGCCGCGCCTTCGTAGGTGATCAGCTCTTTGCCGTTGTTGGCATCGGCCTCGGCGGTGATGGCCAGTGCGCCTGAACCGGCGGTGAGCTTAACGACGGAGTTATGCGCCTCTGCAATCAGGGCGACACGCTCCAGGCACCGGGCAAAGCGGTGCCGGTCAAGGGTCATGGCGTGCTTAAAGGACTTGGGCACCAGCGCTGCCACGTCGGGGTACTTGCCGTCAAGGATGCGGCTGTAGATGGTGATGCCATCGCCTGCATCGATCACGGCTTGCCCGGCTGCTGCTGCCACGGTGACGGTGCGGTCCTGCAGCAGCTTCATCGTGCTGGCTGGTAGCACCAGATCAATGCCATCGGGCAGTGCTACGGGCACACGCATGAGCCGGTGGCCGTCAGTGGCCTCCATGAAGCCGGCTGCCATGTGGATGCCCTGCAGGATCTGCTTGCTGCTGTCGGTGCTGACGGCTGCCATGCAGGCACGCACACCAGCGGTCAGGTCCAGCTCAGCGCTAGGAGCCTCCACAACGGGCATGGAGGGATAATCGGCTGCATCCTGCACCGCAAGCCCATAAGAGCCGCTGGAGGCGCTCACAGATCCATCTGACAGCGTCACAGGCTCGCCATCATCCATGCGGCTGACGAGGCCCGCCAGCAGCCGATACGGCAGCGCCACGGTGCCAGGGGTATCCACGGCTGCCGGTACGGACACGGTGATGCCGAGGTCCAGGTTGAAGCCGGTAACGGTCATGACGCCAGCATCAGCGGCGATCAGGCAGCAGCTCAGGATCGGGTGGCTGTTGCCGGTGCCAACGGCTGGGGCAATGGTGCGCAGTGCATGACTGAGATCAGCCTGCGTGGTGATGAGTTTCATGTGGCGGCGTCGGTAAGGATGGAAACAATCCGCTCGTAATCAGCGGCGAATGATGCAACCAGTTCAGCCGGGATGGGCTGCTGGTCATCTTGGGCATTGTCGCGGATAGCAGCGGCGTAGGCAAGCGCATGCTCCATGGCGTCGTGGAGCCGGTTGATCACGGGTTGCTGCTTGGCTGAGATGTTGATGAGATCCATGTGATGACATATGCAACAAGCTGCTCGACCATGCGGCGCGGGATGTCCCCGCGCACATTGGCGAGCGCATCCGACACTAAACGGTGATAGCCGGCAACGCTGAGTCCTGCGTCACAGTTTGCAACAAGTGCCCGCGACCGGATCAGTTCCGACCGGCTGACACCTGCCATGGCCGCCTGCTGGTCCAGTGCCACCAGGTCTGCAGGCTCAAACCGGACTTTGACTTCTTTCATAACGGTCCTAACGGTCGCCTAACGGTGGGCGTTCGGCGCAAATCGCCCGCCACCACTGGGCTGAACCCCTAACCTAACACTCCTAACGCTAAAAAAGACATATACATACAAGAGAGAACACCCCACCCACCCACACACTTACACCCTCTCTCTTAAAGGGGGGCTCTTCCGAAAAAGCGTTAGGACCGTTAGGACCGTTAGTTTCCAGTCATACCAAGGGTTCTCGGCCGAACGCCTCCGAACGGTCAGGCGGCTTCGAGGGGGATTTTGGTGGCTCGACTGTTACCGCCTGAACCTTTGAACCAAATAACGCCCACCTTCTCGGCGCCCGGCAAACGCGCCAGCACGGTTGACCAGCAGTTGCTCCATGGCGTGTCCGAGAGGATGGCGGCAATGGCGTTGGCGGTGTTGGACACGCAGATGGCGCCCTGCTCAGCCTTGATGCCATTACGCCCGAGGGTGGCCACTGCTAGCTCGGTTGTTACAACCATGTCATGACCATGGTGCAACGCAAGATCTACAAGTTCGCCAATCGTTCGGGTGACTGTTTTATCACCTTCAACGCGGATTTGATGCTGCAGGATGCGCTGTAAACAGCGCTTTTCATCTGGTATTTCAATCGACTGGGAGTAGGGTTCCCAGTTGTTCTGTTCAATTAGTTGCCATGCCTGATCTCGGGTGACGACTTCGCTGGACTGCAAAGACCACGCGCCTGCTAATAACGTGCCGTATTGATCACCAAGCCGTTGGCTATCAAATGCCTCAGCGGCTGCACGAGTGAAAATGCGCACACTGGCGCGGATTACGGGTATAAGCGCAATGGTCCGCGCCTGCAATCGCTGGCCAATCGCTTCAGATATATGCTTGTCAAGGTCGCGGTCTAAGGCTTCCCAGTGCGCAATACGTTCAGCTTTTGGTAGCTCATTTGGATTGCGCAAAGTAAGCTGAGCAAAGCGTGACTTATCAGCGCCTTGTTTGAGCGCAGTTGCAATGCTGCTCATCAGAAACATTGACCGGATGGTGTAACGCTGGGTGTCACCTTCAGGGCTGCCCTTAAGTGTGTGCGCTTTGGACTCCGAGCTGGCAACCCGCGCCAGGCCGAGGATGGCCTGCATCCGCTGCTGGTCGGTGCGTTCATTGGATTCGGCTTCGTCAAAGACCACCGGCAGGGCATCGGCTCGTAGGGCTTGCCGGATACCTGGTTCTGTGGTGTTGCCAGCCACGACCAAGCCCATGTCGCCTAGCAGCGGCGAGATGTAACGGTCAAGAATGGCGGATTTGCCGGAGCCGGCGCCTGCGGTAAGCCAAGCATGAGGACGCCAGTCCAGCGCACCGCAGATCGGGGCGAGTGCTGCCCAGCCGGCAAGCAGCAGGCCAGATGCCGGGACCTCCCAATGGAACCGCTCGGCTAGCTCGGCCAGGACAAAGGCCTCATCATCGGCTAGCGGCTTGGCATCTGCTGGACCACGCAGGCGTGCAAGGCGCTGATACAGGTAGGCGCTCCCGGGCACACCTGCGCTGACATCACGCGGATCACCGTCAACGACCAGGCGATCACCAAGGTGCAGCACACTGACGCGCTTATCCCACCAAGCGCCACGGCCACGGATGCGGTCTGGACTGTAGACACCAACAGCGGCTTGGCGTTCAAACAAGCTGCTTGCTGCTGCTGTCCAGTTGACACCAGTCTTGGATGGGTACAGGGTCTCCCAGTAACTAAGAGGCGCCAGTGATACCAGATTTGTCCCGGTGTGGCTGCTGCGTGACAAGCGGGTCACCTGACCGGTGCTGTGCGGCTGGTAGTAGAAGCTGTCATTGTCAAAGCCAAGGCAGGTGAAACAGCTATGAGCCTGCGGTATTGGATCGGGCTCCGGCAGCGGCTCGGCTAGTAAGGGCTCGGCCACAGGATCCGGCAGCTCAACAGGCGCTGAGCGGTTTGACATGAGATGCGCTGCAGCCTGAGCAGACGACCAGTCCGCATCAGCGAGGTCCCATCCTTCAGGCACACCTTCTGGCGGATGGACAATGCGCACTTGTGCGGCACCAGCAGCAAGCAACCGTGGCGCTAGCTTGGCCATTGCCTCACGGCCTGGCATGTCCGCATCAGGCCATAACACGCAACGGCGGCCGGTGATGGGGGACCAATCGGCCTTGTCAATGGCTTGGCAACCTGAGGCCCAGGTCAATACGGCATGTCCGGGAAACAATGCAGCGGCTGCATCGGCGGTCTTTTCGCCTTCGACGATCAGCAGCGGCAGGTTTGCATCACGACGCGCCCAGTAAAGGGGACGTGGTGACGGTGGTGCCTTGCGCCGCCATGCCTCACCGTCAAACCAGAGAGGGCGGATTTCTTTGCTTCCATCCGGCAAATTGCGGCGCAGTACATAAAAGGTGTCTGTGTACCGCCAGTGCGAATCCCAGCCCTTGAGAGGGGGTGCTGGTATTGGCTTGGCTAGGCCGAGATGCTGCTCAACCCGCTGCGCTGCTTCGGCAAAGCTCAAGCCCGTGCGACGCATCAGCATGTCCATGCCGCTGCCTGCTCCGCCGGTGCCGGCCTTGCCGCCGCACTTGTTGCAAAACCATGAGCCCGAGCCGTCTTGGTCGTCAAAGCGATAACGATCTTTGCCGCCACAAAGCGGGCACGGCTGGTGCTTGTCGATGAGTTGCTCTGGCGCCAAGCCAGTAAGTTGCTGCAGCAGGTCTGGCCACCTGCCGCGTGCTGCGTCGAGGATGGTCATGACTCGCGCCGTCCGGTAGCGGGCAGAAGACCTTGCTTGTCAAGCCGCATGGCCTGCTCAACGACAAGCCTGAGCACGGCGCTACGGGACAGGCCAGCGACGCGACGGGCATCAAGCCATGCCATCTGCTCCGGCGTGAGCTGGACTGCCAACGGATGCGATAAGGCCACGGGTCCTAGCGGATACTTGCGCAGTCTAGAGGGTTGCGCTAGGGTTGCAAGGCCACACGGCAGCTATGACCTACAAAGATTTCCTAGCCTCCAAATCCACCGCCTGCCCTGCTGCTGGCTTTGACCCGCAGCAGTTCACGGCGCCGCTGTTCCCGTTTCAGCGGGACATCGTCACCATGGCCTGCCGCGTTGGCAGATTCTGCATCTGGGCTGACTGCGGCATGGGTAAAACCGCCATGCAGCTTGAGTGGGCGCATCAGGTGCATCAACACACTGGCGGCAACGTGCTGGTCCTAGCGCCACTGGCTGTGGCGCATCAAACCGTCCGCGAAGGCGCCAAGTTCGGCATCCCATGCGTGTTCGCTGCAACCCAGGCCGACGTGCGCCGCGGCACCACGATCACCAACTACGAAAAGCTCAGCCACTTCGACCCCGCCGCCTTCGATGGTGTGGTGCTCGACGAGAGCAGCATCCTTAAGGCGTACACCGGCAAGATCCGCAACCAGATCATCGAGTCATTCAGCCAGACGCCATTTCGTCTGGCCTGCTCAGCCACCCCGGCGCCCAACGATCACATGGAGCTGGGGAATCACGCTGAGTTCATTGGCGTGATGACCAGGACCGAAATGCTGGCCATGTTCTTCGTCCATGACGGCGGCGACACCAGCAAGTGGCGGCTCAAGGGTCACGCCAAAGACAAGTTCTGGGAATGGGTCTGCAGTTGGGCTGTCACCATCCGCAAGCCGTCAGATTTGGGCTATGAGGACGGCAGCTTCATTCTGCCCGAGCTATCCATTCAGGACTGCACCGTCGAGACACCACGCGAGGCCATGGCCGATGACGCAGGCCAGATGGCGCTGTTCGCCATGGAAGCCCGCACCCTGAGCGATCAGCGGCACGTCCGCAAGGCATCGCTGCAGATGCGCGTCGATGCAGCTGCAGCCCTGGCCAACGACAGCGCCGAGCAATGGCTGATCTGGTGTGATCTCAACGACGAATCCAAGGCGCTTACCGCTGCTATCGATGGCGCGGTCGAGGTCTCAGGCAGCGACAGCGACGATCACAAGCGCAAGGCTGCTATTGACTTCCAAAATGGCAAGATCCGCGTGCTGGTCAGCAAGCCCAGCATCTTCGGATTCGGTCTCAACTTCCAGGGCTGTCACAACGTCGCCTTCGTTGGCCTATCCCACAGCTACGAGGCGTTCTATCAGGCCATCCGCCGGTGCTGGCGCTTCGGCCAGCAGCATCCGGTCAATGCGCACATCATCTACGACGTGGCTGAGGGTCGCGTGATCGAGAACATCCGCCGCAAGGAAGCGGACAGCATCGCAATGGCTGAATCAATGGTCACCATCATGAAGCAAACCACCATGGAACAACTCAAAAAGATCCAGCGCCAAGTAGCGCCACACATCACTGAGCACAAGTCCGGCGACAGCTGGGACCTGTACATGGGCGATTGCGTTGAGAGCATCAAGCAGCTCGACTCGGACAGCATTCACTACAGCATCTTTAGCCCACCATTCGCGTCGCTGTACACCTACTCCAACAGCGATCGGGACATGGGCAACAGCCGCAACGATCAGGAGTTCTTTGATCACTTCGTCTACCTAGCCAAAGAGCTGCATCGCGTGCTGATGCCCGGCCGGTTAATCAGCTTCCACTGCATGAATCTGCCCAGCAGCAAAGAGCGCGACGGCTTCATCGGCGTCAAGGACTTCCGCGGTGACATGCTGCGCATCTTTCAGGCAGCAGGCTTTGTCTTCCATTCAGAGGTCTGCATTTGGAAGGACCCCGTCACCGCCATGCAGCGCACCAAAGCGATCGGTCTGCTGCACAAACAGATCCGCAAGGACTCAGCTCTGAGCCGTCAGGGCATCCCTGACTACCTGGTGACGGTGCGCAAGCTGGGCGACAACCCTGAGCCATGCGCTGGCCCGTTCACCGAGTTTGCTGGCGAGAACCCACCAGCTAAGACCGGCGACGCCATCAAGGACAGCATCAACATCTGGCAGCGCTACGCCAGCCCGGTGTGGATGGACATCAACCCATCCGACACCTTGCAATACCGCAGCGCCCGCGCCAATGACGACGAACGCCACATCTGCCCGCTGCAGCTTGAGGTGATCCGCCGCGGCCTGCAGCTGTGGAGCAATCCAGGCGATCTTGTGCTCAGCCCATTCGCTGGCATCGGCAGCGAGGGTTACGTCAGCCTGCAGATGGGTCGCCGCTTCGTTGGATTTGAGCTCAAGCCCAGCTACTTCAACTGCGCAGTTAAGAATCTGCAAACCGTCGAGTCGCACAAACAGGGGGAGCTGGTGTGATGCAACTCCGCCCCTACCAACAGCAGCTCATCACCGACATCCGACTGCAATACCAGCTAGGGCACCACAGAGTCCTGGCAGTACTACCGACCGGCGGCGGCAAGACGGTCTGCTTCAGCTACATCGCCCAAGCTGCTGCCCGCAAGGGCAACCGCGTCTGCATCTTGGTGCATAGGGCTGAGCTGCTGGACCAGGCCAGCCGCAGCCTCATGGCCATGGGCGTCACCCATGGCCGCATTGCTGCAGGCCGCAGCATGGACCTGAGCCATGCGGTGCAGGTGGCCTCAGTGCAGACCCTGGCTCGCAGGCTGCACAAGTTGCCGGCTGGGTTCTTTCAGTTGCTGGTGGTGGACGAGGCGCACCACACCAATAGCAACACCTGGTCCACGGTGCTGCAGCATTTCCAGCAGGCGCATGTCTTGGGCGTAACTGCAACCCCATGCCGTGGCGACGGCCGCGGCCTTGGCGACCACTATGAGGTCATGGTGCAAGGACCCAGCGCTGCTTGGCTGACTGATAACGGCTACCTGGCCAGTGCCCGTGTCCTGGCACCACCGGGGTTCGACAGCGCCGGTCTGCGCAAGCGGATGGGTGACTTCGACACCAAGGACGCCGAGCAGCGCGTCGGCACCATCATGGGCGACTGCGTGAGCCACTACCGCAAGCATCTGCCAGGTCAGACGGCGATAGCTTTCTGCTGCAGCGTGGCGCATGCCGAGGCGGTTGCGGCGCTGTTCCTGTCTCAAGGCATCCCAGCCGCCAGCATTGACGGCACCATGACAGCCGACCAGCGCAGGGATCTGCTGACAGCACTCGGGACTGGTCGCATCAAGGTGCTGACCAGTTGCAGCCTGATCGGTGAAGGCGTGGACGTGCCCAGCGTCGGCGGGTGCATCCTGCTCAGGCCAACGCAGTCAGTCAGCCTGCACCTGCAGATGATCGGCCGTTGCCTGAGGCCATCGGGAGACAAGGTTGCCGTGGTCTTAGACCACGTCGGCAACACGCTGCGGCTAGGGCATCACCTGGAGGACCGCGACTGGACACTTGACGGCGCCCAAAAGCGCGACCGCGAGCAAGCCCCGAGTGTCAAGGTATGCCCGGTGTGCTTTAGCACCAGCATGAGTGCTGCACAGGTGTGCCGCGATTGCGGGCATGTGTTTGCCCCGCAGGAGACCAAGGAGCTAAAGGTGGTTGACGGTGAGCTTGTAGAGATGCGGCGACAGCAAACTTTAAAGCCTGGGGATGCGATTGAGGTTAGAGCGTTTGCGGTTAATGGTAAGCCTTGGATAAAAGGCTGGAAATTTGAAAAGCTATACGAGGAAGAAAAAAATCATGGCCGTGCGAAATGTTATGACCCATCGGGGAAGGGATGGAGCGTGTCAATTGATGACATTCGGATACCCAAATCAGAATCGATTCGGGCTGATCGCCGCGAGCAAGGCAGCGCGCAGACCCTCGATGACCTCCGCAAGCTGGCGCAGCAACGCGGCTACAAACGCGGCTGGGCAGAGCGCGTGTATCAGGCTAGGTTGGCCAAGCGGCATGGGCTATGAGTGAGCGAGCAGCGCATCCAGCAGGAAATCCGGCTAGCCATCAGCCACGGCGACATCAAGGTGTTCCGCAATAACACCGGCACACTCAAGGACGCCAGCGGCCGCCCGGTGCAGTTTGGGCTGTGCAAGGGCAGCGCCGACCTGATCGGATGGCGCACGGTCACGGTCACGCCTGAGATGGTCGGCACCCAGGTGGCTGTGTTCCTCAGCATCGAGGTCAAGACCCCCACCGGCAGGTTGCGGCCAGAGCAGCAGCAGTGGCTGGATGCGGTGCAGGCTGCCGGCGGCATTGCAGGCGTGGCGCGCAGCGTTGAGGACGCGTTACGGATTGTGACTGACCACGCTTGACCACGGCGGCGCATGGTGTAGGATTTGGGGGTCCCAAACGGATCCCACCCATGACCCGCACACCTCTCGCCATGCTCCCCTCCGGCGCCACCAACATGGCTGTGCGCTGCCAGTCGGCCTGCATCGCATCGGTCGGGTCAGACATGGAGGCATGGGACCGCTGGAGCGCCAGCCTTGACCGCTGGATGTCGCATCCTCAATTCGACATGGCGGAGTTCAGCCGCCTATGTCGGGTCTACGGGCTCGACTGAGCCCATCATTCCACCCGCTTTAAGCAAATGACAACCACACTGACCCTGATCCTTGCCCTGTTGCTGCTGCCGTTGCTGGTGCTGCTATGGGCAACGGAGAGCACTGAGCAACGCGCCAAGCGGCTGCGGGGCTATGGCTGGTCGCAGCGCCGCATTGCGGAGCACATGCACATCAGCCGCTACCGCGTCCGCTTAGCACTGGCATAGAAAACGACGGGGGCGCCACACCCCCGTCAAAACCCTACCGACTGAATCCTACCCATGACATCAGACGACTTCTGGACATTTCAGACCGCCAAACAGCACGGCGGCGGGTTTATCTCACGCCTTGCTGATGCCGGGCTGGTTGCTGACCCCAGCAACCGTCAAGCCCTGCTGCAGGCATTCCCGCAACTGTTGCACTGCTTCGGACCGCAGACCCTGATCCACCGCCAACTGAGGCAGAAATGACCATCACAAACGAGAAGTACCACGCCGATCCAGCCGTCAGCGCCAGCCATCTCAAAGCGGTAATGCAATCGCCTTACCACTATTGGAGCCGGTACGTTGACCCCAACCGCAAGCCGGTCGAGCCGACTGCTGCGATGAAGCTGGGCAGCCTTGCCCATTGCGCCATCCTTGAACCAAAGGAGCTGCTGAACCGCTACGGCGTGTGCGCACCACGCAACACCAAGGCCGGCAAGGAGCAAGCCGAGCGCATGGCCGCCGAGGGCATAGAAGCCGTCACCGCAAGCGACATGGCGCTAGCGCTTGGCATGAGCGCTGCAGTCCGTAATCACCGTGCAGCGGCTGCATTGCTGGCTAACGGCAAGGCCGAGCAGTCGTTCTGGTGGACTGATACCGCCACCGGGATGCGCTGCAAGTGCCGCCCTGACTGGTATCAGGGCAGCACCATCGTGGACATTAAGACCACCACCGATGCCAGCCCGCAGGCATTCGCCCGCAGCGTGGCTACCTTCGGCTACCACATCCAAGCGGCGCACTACCTCGAAGGACTGTCAGACCGCTGCCAGCGGTTTGTGTTCGTTGCGGTCGAGAAGACATACCCGCATGCTGTTGCGGTTTATGAACTCGACGCTGAAGCCCTTGCATTAGGGCGGACCATGCGGGACAATGGCATGGACGTGATCGCTGCTTGCCATGCGGTTGACGTATGGCCGGGCTATGGCGACACGAACATCCAGACCATCAGCCTGCCTAAGTGGGCGACAAATCCCATCGAAACTGAGACCTTCTAATGTCAACAGCAATTACCACTTGGACCCCCGATCAGGTCCAATTGATTAGCAGCACCATTGCACCGGGCTGCACCAACGACGAGTTGCGGCTGTTTGCCTATGCCTGCCAGCGCACTGGCCTTGATCCGTTCAGCAAGCAGATCTACGCCATCAAGCGTGGCGGCAAACTAACCATCCAAGCCGGCATTGACGGCCTGCGTGCCATTGCCGAGCGCACTGGCCAGCTTGACGGCAGTGAGACCTATTGGTGCGGTGAAGAGGGCGACTGGAGGGACGTATGGCTCTCGTCTAAGCCGCCCGCTGCAGCTAAGACCATTGTCCATCGCAAAGGCAGCAATCATGCCTTTGTTGGCGTTGCCCGCTTTGCGGACTACAACGCCGGCCAAGGGCTGTGGTCCAAAATGCCCGCCGCGATGATCGCCAAATGCTCCGAGGCATTGGCATTGCGCAAAGCGTTCCCGGCTGACATGTCCGGTGTCTACACCACCGACGAGATGGACCAGGCCGCTGAGTCTGTAACCGTCACCACTGAGGCAGCGCCGGCATTGCCTGCGGTCAAGGCCAAAGACACCAGCAAGTTCTTCACCGCTGGTGCTGCAGCCATTGCCAAGGCCAAGAGCCTGCAGGACCTCGAAGACCTGCAACCGCGCATGGCAAAGCGGCTGGAAGACGGCGACCTGACGCAAGAGCAACACGACAAACTCTTGCAACAGATGCTTGAGAAGGAGGCTGACCTTGTATCTGACGACTGAACAACTAGCAGCACGCTGGGGTTTGAAGCCAAGCACTATCAAATCCCAGCGGCTGCGTAACCAGGGACCGTCTTATTACACGGTCCCACGGTTCGGCTTGCCCTTGGGTGAGTCGCGGGTCAGGTATCCCATAGCGGATGTGCTGGCCTTTGAAGAATCCCATTCCATTACCCCGATCAATCCATGAGCCTTTATGCTTCCGGCGTCGTTCGTATTATTAGCGAACCGCAGATTAAATTTTTTGATTCTGGCACTTGTGTTTGCAACTTCGGTGGCGGCATCAGCGAAGGCAAAGACAAAGACGGCAATTACATTAACAATGCAATTGATGTCGAGGTCTGGGGCAAAGGCGGCCAGATGATTGCCGACAACTGCAAGAAAGGCGACAGCATCATGGTCACTGGCGCCATCCGCCGCCAAGACTGGAACGATAAGGAGACCGGCACCAAACGCAGCAAGCATGTGCTTAACGTGCAGCGGTTTGAGTACCTGCCACGCGCTAAGTCTGAGGAGGCTGCATTCTGATGAGTGATATCAAGCAGGACAACGAGCGCCAGGCAATGCTTGAGCGTTTATACCACGAGCATGGCCGGGATAAACCCGACCACCCAATGCATGCACTTTACACGGGGCTTTATGAACAGCACATCAATCAAAGCAGCGTTTGATGCATGGTGGCGTGACAGCTATGGGGTGCCTCCGGGCACCCATGCCGTCATGACCCATGTTGCTTTCGCAGAGCACATCCTCAAGCTGATGGAGTTGGTAGAGAATGACCGACCCAGTTAATCACCCACCGCACTACACACAAGGCGGCATTGAGTGCATCGAAGCTATCCAAGCAGCACTAACCCCGGAAGAGTTCCGGGGTTACTGCAAGGGTCAAGTCTTTAAGTACATCTGGAGATCTAATCACAAAGGCAATTATGACGAAGACCTGCGCAAAGCTAATTGGTACATGCAGTGGCTGATCGGTTAAGCAATCTCAGGCCTGATGCTAAAGGCCGCAACTTCACGGTCAACATCCGCATGAGCCGTGAAGAGATCGAAGCCGCACGCAAGCTAGGCGACGGCAACATTAGTATGGGTTTCCGCCATGCCATCCGGTATGCCTGTTGGAAGAACATGCGCCCAATCAAACTCAGCACAATGCTGCGTAGCGCAGCAGTCATGGCAAAAGACCTAGAAGATGCCCGCGATTCAAGTTCAATGCCCTAACTGTGCATCTAGGCAGACTTATGTCGTCATGACAAACCAGCTTGACGACGGCACTATTGTTAGACGCCGCTGCTGCAAAGCCTGCGCACATCGTTGGTATACGCAGCAACCTGGTGAACTGCAAGTGCCACGCTGCTTACTGCAATGGTCAAGCGACAAACACATTATCGCCATCCGCAACAGTGATCTTATCTGACACCGAAATCCATGACCTGATTCAGCAGGGCATGGTGCAGCATTCCCAACCTGAGCTGGTCAACCCTGCCAGCCTTGACCTGCGGTTGGGCGACCTGATCATGCTTGAGTCAGTGGAATCCCACCAGATGATTCCGCTGTCGATCAAGGATTACACCGCTGATCACCCATATGAGCTGGTGCCAGGGCAGTTCATCCTTGCGCAGACGATGGAAGTGTTCAACATGCCCGAGGACGTGGCTGGGTTGTTCTTTCTCAAGTCCAGCCGAGCCCGTGAAGGCTACGAGAACTTGCACGCCGGTTATGCCGACCCAGGGTGGCATGGCAGCGCGCTAACGCTGGAGCTGAAGAACCAGCGGCAACTGCAGCCGCTGTCGATCTACCCAGGGCTCAAGATCGGCCAGATGGTATTTTTTCGCATGAGTCAGCGGCCGGCACTGAGCTATGCCGCCGTTGGCCACTACAACAACGACAAGCTAGTCACGGCCAGTAAGGTCGCGCGCCGCAGCCAGATGCCACGGTTCAACGCTGCATGAGCGCATTGACTCACGGACTAGCCAGTTGATCTGCGATCGCTGGCTGGCTTCTTGCTCGGCCAGTAGCAGCGCATACTCCAGCAGGGCGTTCCAGTCCTGCTGTTGATGTAATGCGCGCAACATGCTTGCGTTGGCAGCGCCGTGAAATTGTGCTTCTATCGTATGAACCAACGGATTCATCATGTCGGACTCTATCAAGGACTATCTCAACAGTATCGCCAAATATCCATTGCTGACGCCGCAGCAAGAGATACAACTTGGCAGACGTGTCGCAAGACTTAAAGAGCTGCAACAACTTGAAAGGCCATTAACAAAAGATGAACAGCGGGAAGTCCGCAGCGGTGAACGCGCCCGGCAGCGGTTTATTCAGTCCAACTTGCAACTTGTGGTGCATATCGCCCGCAAGTACGACAAGCGGCAAAACAAGACACTCGAGTTCATGGACCTGATCCAAGAGGGCAATATCGGCCTGTCGCGCGCTGTGGACCTGTTTGACCCCACCCGCGGCTACAAGTTCTCGACCTACGCCTACTGGTGGATCCGCCAGGGCATCACTAGGGCATTGATCACCTATGACGCCATTATCAGGCTGCCAATCGGTGTCCATGAGATGCTGTATAAAATCAACCGCACCATCCAAGACCTTGGCCATGAGCTAGGCGAAGCTCCTAGCACCAATCAGGTAGCGGCGCACTTGGACATGGACCCCAAAGAGCTGTCCATGTTGCTGCGGCAAAGCTACCGCGTGACCAGCCTTGATCAGTACATTTCTGATTCAGATGGCAATACCATCACAGAAACAATTGCAGACCCTAGCTGCAATGATGATGATTTGTCAGTCAGGCAAGATATACAAGAGATGATGGAGTATTTTGGCAAGTACCTTGACGAGACAACACAAGCAGTCCTTAGGGCGCGCCTTATTTGTCAGCCGATGACATGGGGAGAGCTTGAAGAGATGACTGGTATCAGCAAAACGCGCCTGTACACCATCCAGCAACGAGGCATCATGCGCCTTCGTATGCTGATGAGCAATCCGCTGGCGGATACCCCACTTGGAACCAACAATAGAAAGGCACGGTGATGTATGGCGTGTATGCCTCAACGGCATGTGCAAGGATCACGCGCAGGACTGGCAGGCGATCATTTTCTATCATCAGATGCTGAATCAATCGACCAGTCCTGAATCTTTAGAACGCGATCGACGGTCCACGATTCTTGGCGACTGAACCACTCGCGCCATTCTTCGCTGCCCTTGCGACGGTTGCAATTCTTGCATGCCGGGACAAGATTGCTAGCAACTGTGGCACCACCTTTATGGCGTGGCTTGACGTGGTCTAACGTGTCAGCCGGCACGCCACAATAGGCGCATTGATGTCCCCATGCTTCAAAAATTTGCTGCCTGAATTGATGCTTTGCACTGCGTTTTGATACGAGGTTCGAGCCATCAATCGAGTGATCCACGCAATTCGGGGATTGGTAGCACCTGGACCGATAAGCCCAGGATGTGATTATTGGACGGCGCTAACTCACTGAGTCGCGCCACAAAGTCATCCGATACCGCCTCCGGGTCATCGCTGTCGCTTTCCACCACAATGGTGTATTCAATCTCAAGGACGTATTGCCTCATACGGTTGGCCTGCAGGTGATGTCAACGCCGCCGCGTTCCCGTGGTCGCAGCGTTAGCCAGATGCCGCCAAGTGACTTAGGCATCACGATGCGCTCAATTGCCCAACCGCCTGTAGCGCCAAACTCTTGCTTGTAGGTGCCAGTTTGCAGGTGCCAACGCTGCTCAATCCATGCCTTGCCATTCTCTGCGATGCGGTAGCACGGGTGTGCAACGATGCTGCGTTCATGGTTGTGGCCATTGACCATGATGTCAGCATCAGGCGCAATCTGCGCATACCGGCCACCGCCCATAGTGCCTTTGGTGACGATGCCGCCCCATGCACCATGATGGAAGAACAACGTGCAGCGGCGTGTACGACCAGCCGACTGCCGGAACGCAAACCGTATAAAGCCCTGATAGCCCATGTGCTCGGTGACGGCGCCGTCGTTGCGCATGAGCCGCACCACATTCTCTAGCGGGTCGATCTCTTGATTGTTGAGCACGGCGGTCTCGTGGTTGCCGTCGCCCATCATCAAAATCATGTCGCCGTATGGCTTGAGCAAATCTGCCGACTCACGGAACACCAGATCAAAATAGTTGCCGCCTAGGTGCTCTGGCCTGATGTCGCCTTTGCTGCCGCGCCTGTCCTTTTTGCCTTGCATCAGGCATAGCACATCGCCAAACATCAGCACATGACCGCCAATCGCTTTGCACTCCTCAAGGTGCTGCAGCAGCAACTTGCGGTTGCATTTTGGATTGTCAAGGTGGATGTCAGAAAGAAGCAGAAAGGTTGCTTCTTCCTTTGTACTGCTGTACGGTATCCGTATCTCCAATAATTCTGGCGATACTCTTGAAGCAGTAATCGCCATGCCGTTGGTAGCGGCTTACACAGCAAGTCTAATAGACCCAGCGCACGCGCGGCCGGCCTTTGCGTATGCCTAGATGAACGAATCCCTTTGGTGCGCCATAGCCAACGCTATATGGCCATTCCCGATCAACCCATGCCTGCACCTTGTTAATGTCCACGCCATCGACGTAAAAATCCACGGCTCCGACACCAAGCGCGTCATATAGGTGCTCACTGCCCGAGGCGCCGCCAACAGCGCGGTTAATCGCTGCTGGCCGGTAACCACTGGTGATCGTGATGCGCTTGCCGCCAAATGCGGTGCGGACGCGCTCCAAGAACGCCGACAGCTCGGCTGCGGTGTCAACCTGATGCTGGGCAACAAACCGGCGGGCAGGATCACCTAACGCAAACTCGCCAAGGGTGAAATGCGCCGACAGCTTGGTGCCGAACGGATCGCTTGGCTTTACCTTGTACGGCAACTGTTGCGCACCTTCACCCCATAGCCGGCCTTCAGCCTGCCGCCTGCGCAGCAGGCCAGCCTCGACGTTAGTACCAGGATTGCGGTACAGCAGCATGGCCTCGGGGACGCCGTTCCAGTCTTTATCTTTCAACCGCTTGCTGATCGTCTCGAATCCAGGATTGCCGTAGAAGCCGCTGCCTAGGTTGTAGGCAAAGCTGATCAGTGCTGACTGCTTGTCGCCATTCATGGCGTTCCAATACGGCACCGTTGCGCGCAGCTTCTCGACAATGCGCTCAATCTCCAAGTTCAACAGCTTGGCCGCTTCGATGACGGTGATCTTGTCACCACGCTGCACCTTGCGGCCGTCGCTGTACCTGGTGGTGCCATAGCCGATGGTCCACGGATCGCCGCCGCTAAGCGGATCCGGGTAAGCCGACAGGTGGCAGCCCTCGAACTCTTTGATCAGCTTGGCTGCCGCTTCATAGTCGTGCAGCTTGCCGCCTTGCTGCCAGGTTTTGTACCACGGCTGATCCTTATTAAACAGCTCCGGCGCAACCTTTAATAGTTCGGCTTCCAATTCAGAGATGGCCGCCATCTGGTGTGGCGTGCCGTGCTTGTAGTACCGGAACAGATCGGTCAGTTTGACCATGGTGATTTGATGCTCATGGGACCACCTAGCAGCCGACTGTCGCCGGTCTGCAGCTCATCGTCAATTGGCTCATGCGTGATGATTGGCTCTGGCGCGGCAGGTTGAGCCGCGTGCCAATCCGCCTCAGCCGTATCCAGCTTGGCAGGCAAAGTCAGCTCAAACCACCAACGCCGCCAGCCAAGCTCTAGCCCTTCTTTACTTTCAGCAGGTTCAGGATTTGGAATACAAGCTGAACAACACTGTTGCTCTTAAGCGGCGACAGTGCAATCAGCTCACTGGCTGCAGCAACAACAATCCAAAAAGCAGGATGGGACAGGAAGTCCATGACTAACGGTGTGGGCGTGCCTCTAGCGTAGCCACCCGCTGCTCGACGCCATTCAACCGCTTGAACGTTTCCTGACGATCGCTGCGGATGTCGCCGTGGAGCACCTCCAGTTGCGTGGCGATGTGCTCCACTGCAGCGGTGAGCCGGATCACTGCATCACGGGCCTCGTCATTGCGACGGCTGAACCCCATGGCACCCATCGCAGCCACGCTGATGGATGCCCCAGCAACAGCAGCGACCAGCTCGATCATGCACTCAGGTTAGCGCCTGCTGCCATGGCATCCCGCTGGCCTTGCTTGGATGGTGCTGCTCGTCGAGCTGCGCCTGCAGGGCGGCTTCGATTTCGGTGACTTTCTCGGCACCAAAGGCATCCTTGACCCAGCCGATGACCATTTCTTCGGTCAGCTCGGCAAACGGCACCATGTCATCCTCGGGGCGTTCCAGGCCGAGGCTGCCGTATGCGCCGCTGGTGTAGGTGCCGTCGGCGGCATTGACGGTGTAGTGGACGGTGAAAACGAAGCCGTCGCTGGTCTCGCGCTCCAGGTTGGCGATGGCCCAGGTAAAGGTGGTGTCGGACATGGGTCGGTGGGTGACTGTGTAAGTGTAGGACGGGTGTCTAGTGAAGGTGACTACTCAGCTTGGCCACGCCTCATCAGCGGCGGCACGCAACTGCTGGATAAAAGCTTCCAGCTCTTCGCGGTTTTTGGAACTCTTGGGTGTAGAAACTGTCTTCGTCGTTGGATAAAAAGACTTTTCCGTCTTTAGCCCAGGGTGTGTGGGGCACGACGCAGTACCATTTTGTGGTCATGATTTTTAGTGGGAATGGCTACTGGGCTTCAAGCTCGGCAGCGATGGCGTGCAGCGCATCGCGGGTCCAATTGATGCCGAGACTGTGCGCTGCATCGGGTTGTATTCGTCCTTCCCACTGAGCAGCTAATACCTGATCTGCAGCAACTCGCAGGGCGGCGGCGGCAATCTCCCGTGAGCAACACTCAGGGTTGATCTCGTACTGCATAACGGCAGTCAACACCGCTTGGGCGGCGGGAGAAAGGGTGCGGTCAGTCATTGGCACCCCCAGAGAGCGAGGGCGTCAACGATTAGAGCATGTACGCACTCCAGCCCTTCGTCACCACCGTCGTACATAAAGCTGTGCTCTGCGCACAGATCATCTACCTCGGCAAGCGTCGGCCCCTGCGGCTCGGGCTGGGCCAGGGCGGCGCGGGCGCGGTCTACAACCGCATGTGCATCGGCGCAGTCGCCATAATCGCCGTAAGCAATCCAGTCTTCAAGTTCGTCAACAAGCTCAGCGCACAGCGCACGAAAGTCAGTCATCGAGCTGCTCCAGTGCGCGGCGGACAACGTTGGCAACATCTGCTGACAAACGATCATCAGCGACAGCGGTGTCAATGGCCAGCAGCGCCTGTTCCTTCAAGCTCGGCTGCTTAGGCTCGGGGCGGCGAGCGGCGCGGATGTAGCGAGCAAAGTCATAAGCATCCTCACCTGCGTCAATCTCAACCAGCCTTAGGCACGCCTCCAGCTCTTGGTCTGCGCCCCATTGGGCGGCTTGCTCCGCTATGTAGCTCTCGTAAAACCATGTGTGCTCGTCGTACTCGGTACGCTCCATCCATTGACGCACCAGCTCCGGCGGCGGGGCAATGGGATGCCTGTAGTCTTCTTGGGTCATGGTCTCCAGGGGATCGTGGCCAGGGGCAGGGTGTTGACGCACCGCTGCCCCAACACACTACCACACGGCGTCAAGCCCAGCCATTCGGAGATTCCAGATAGTTGAGCCAGACCTCGATGTGAGTAGGACTCAGAGGTTTGCCGCGTCTAAACGAGCCTTGAGACTTTCGATCTCGGTAACAGCTTCCTGTAAAGCGTTGGTCAGCACAGCGATCAGATTCCCCTCGGCAATGCCGTAGAACTGTTCCTCTGGCGCCAACTCATTGCCCTCGTTGTCCTTGACAACAGGGCGGACGTTTTCCTTGATGACACTACTCATCCAAGGTTTATCTGCCAGAACCTCTTGCACTTCTTGAGCGATAAAGCCAACTTGAATGCCTTCGGGAAAGTTATGCCCCTCACGCACCAACACTTCATTGCCTTCGTCATCAATACGAGTGATGTCCTCTTGGGGTTTCCAGGTGAAGCTAACCGGACGCAGGGCCTTGACGAGATCCAAGCATCCGCCGAGTGTAGCAACGTTTTCTTTATACCGACCATCAGAAGTGGCGATGGTGGCACTGGTGGCAAAGATCTGACTGTTGACTTGGAGCTTGTAGGCACCGTTGTCTGATGTGTAGCCAACCAGAAGCTCGCCTGCGTTATTGATACGCATGGCTTCAGTTGGTGATGCCGAACCATCAGCAGTAACGGAGAACACTAGACGAGTTGGATAAGATGTCCCAGCGGTCCAATTTCCATCGCTATATGCTTGGACAAGTGCGCTAGGAATAGCAGAACCACCGAGCGCAATGGTGCCTAGTTCTATATTGCTGGACGTAATGTTTCCGGCACCTTGACCTCTTTCAATCCGCAATGTTCCAGCGTTGGCAACTCCAGCACTGTTACCTTTCAAGACAAGAGTGCTTGTTTGAGAGTCAGAAGACGTGCCAACTAACAGGCGTCCCGAGCTGTCGATGCGGGCGCGTTCTATAGAAGAATCATTAGCAAAAACTAGTGACGCAGACTCAAGCTGCAAAACACTACTACCGCCGTTGGCGTTTCTAAGCTTGGCAGTTTGATTCACTGCACTGCCTGGCAAGTTGATGATGGGGCTGGCATTAGTAAAGAGCGCATCGCCAACAACGTGAAGTGTTGCGCTAGGACTCGTAGTGCCAATCCCTACGTTGCCCGAGGAGTCAATAAGCATCCTTAGATCAGGAATGCCGCTGTAGTCATTGGCTGGATTTGTATAGAATCCAAGTGATGAATTGGTGTTGCCGCTAGCAATTGCAGATATGGCGGCAGGGCTTCCGTTGCCGGAACTATTTAGCGGTGCAAAGAATATGGTGGATCTATAGTTTGTACCAGATCCTGAACCTGAGTTGATTTGAAGATGACTTCCGGCTGCGTTGAGTGTTGCAGACTCGGCAATGTCTTGCTTCAAGTGCAATAGCGAGCCAACGCTGCTAGTCCCCAGACCTACTCGATTATTCGAAGCATCAACGTACAGCGTATTGCTGTCGATGTTGACGTTGCCGCTGGCGTCAATGGTCAGCCTGCTGGTGCCGCCCGTGCTGATGGCAACCTGGTCAGTGCCAGGGCTGTAGATGCCGGTATCGGTGCCGCTGTCTTTGAAGTAAATGGACGGCGCCCCAGCCGTTCCGTTCTCCAGGGCAATAGTGCTCCACTCGCCGTCGAGCTGGTAAAGCGTGATCCAGCCGTTGTTGGCGGCGTTTCGGATCTTGAACACCGGCGGGCTGCTGCCGGTATCCGCCCAGGGCATGTAGGCGTAGGTCGTGGTCGGTGCAGTGGCGCCGCTGTTCTGGCTGACGATCGCCGCCAGCGCATTGTTCAGGTCAGATCGGACGGCTGCACCAGTGCCGTTAGCGATGACGTAATCGTGTTGAGCCATAGCTAGGCCACTTTGCTACCAGTTTAAGCGCCCTTGCCAAATCCCACTGCAGTCCATAGGAAATCCCTGCTGACGGCAGTGCCCGCGCTGTTTCTGAACGTCACGTCAAAGCCGGTGCTCGTGACGTTGGTCACGTTGAAGTAATCGCCTGTCGCCATGTTCTGCGCGACGATGCCGATGCTGGGCAGGCTACTGCTCAGGCCGCCAAGCAGTGCAGTGCCGGTGAAGAAGGCTTTGTCGAATGCCACTGAGTAGGTGCCAGCGCCGCTGGTGACAGCACCGACCGACTGCTCTGTCCTGCGCTGGAAGGTGGCTTCGTAGCCGAGCTGATCGATCAGGATGTTCTGCGCTGAGTCGTTGCTGATCAGCTCAGCTTTGAACTGGAAGCCACGTCCCAAGAACGTGCCATTGACGAACTCCTGCCAGCTTGCCCAGGTCGGCGTCCCAGATGGATCGTCGTTAGTGCGTCTCAGGTACAGCTTGCTGTTCACCTTGTCCACAATGGCACCATCCCAATCCGACCAGCTATCGACCAGGCCGGTACGGCTATCCATCAAATCACTCGGATAGAAGCCGCTTGTGACAAAGAACCGTGACAGGTCCAATGCGTAAACCGCACCCAAATCCAAGGTATTAAGGAACTCATATGTGCCAGAGCCGGTGATTGGTCCCATGTGATCAAACACAGGGATCAAATCAAGATCAAGCACATCATCTAGCTCGTCGCTGCCGTCAAGCGTTAGCGCGTCATAGTCCTCGTCGTAAAAGACATCTGTTTTGTTGCCTTGAAATGGCGGCGAGTCTGCATCTTCTCGGCGGCTTTGCACCAGCAGATTGCCGAGCGCATCCGGGAAGTCAACGATCACGCTCGCCTCGGTCGGACTCTGACGGCCACCGTCATCCTCGAACTTGACTAGGATCTCGCCTTCGACAAGCGGCACGATGGCTTCGGTGCTGTAGCCGGCGACTGCAGGGATTAAGTCAACGCTGTTGCTCCAGGTGCCGGTGCCATTGGTCCGGTTGGTGTGGCGAATGTGAACACGGCCAGCAACACGCACGTCCAGGTCAACCGTGGCATCCCACCGCAGGCGGGCGCTGTTGGCGCTGATCGGTTCGATCGTCAGGTTTTGGACGTTGCCAGGCGGCTCAGTCTTGCCGATCAGGTTGAAAGTAGCTGTAGCTGGATTACTGACACCACCGAGGCTGTTGATCGACTGGACGCGGACTTGCAGCGTGCCAGCGTCTAAGCCCTCGATGCGGGTGCTGGGGCTATTGGTCTCGATCTGCGACCAGTTGTTGTTGCCGAGCCGGTAGATCACCCGGTAGGACTGCACCAATTGCGTCGGCGGTACCCAGCTCAGCTCAAATGCGGTGCGGACGTTCTGGCCGTCGGTGTACAGGTGCTCCGTGCCAGTCAGGCCGGTGGGCGACGCAGGCAGAGCTGACAGGTTGGAGATGTCTCGTGTCTGCAGCTTGATGTCTGACTCGATCGAGGCATAGATGCTGCTGTTGTAGGCCAGCGCAGTCACGCCGTAGATGCCGTCCTCGGCCTCAGCCACACTGACGACACGGAACTGCTGCGTCTGCAGGCTGGTGTTCTGCAGGACCCAGATGCTCTCGGGGTTGGGCGCTTCGCTGAACGCGCTCGTGACCGTGATCACACCAGCAGTCAGGGTGCTGACGCTGCGGGTCTCGACTAGGCCGGTGGGCAGCAAGACGCTGATCGTGGGCGATGTGCCGAGCGTGATGCCGGTGGCGTCGTCCAGCGTGACGGTTGTGGTTGTGGCTGCTGCGATGCGGCCGCCGCGCCTGCTGCCAGCCTTGACCGGATCGGCCACGTCGATCACCATGCCAGGCCGCAGCACGATGCCCGAGTCGATCGACACTGAGAAAGTGACGGTCTCGGTTAGATTCTGCTCGGACAGCAGCGCCCACTTGCCAGCACGGTGCGCCTGCCCTTGTGAGTAGCAGCCGACTGCCTTGATGTCCTTGTTGATGATGCCGTACTTGGCAACGGCTGATGCATCCTCGACATACTCATAAGACACTTCGCCCAGGTTGTCATAATCCTGATAAGCAACAGTGGCAGTCGTGTGCCGTGCCTTCTGCGATGAACCGCTGTAGTTAAACAATCCCTCGACCACGTTGGCTGGGGTCAACAGGTATTGCGGATCTGATGGCTTGTCCTGCAGCACTACCATGGCGCCGGCGCCGTAGTAGGCAATACCACGGAACAGGGCGACGAACTCCTGGATGACGTTGTAAACCTCGTCCCTGCTGTTGATCAGCATGTTGCAACTGAACCGTGGCTCTAGGCCGCCGCGTCCGTCGCTGACCAGCTCGTTGCAGTACTGGCTGATCGCGTAGAAGTCGTAACGATCCAGGCTGCTGGCCGGGATGCTTGCACCGTATCGGGTGTTCGTCAGCAGATCCCACAGGCACCATGCCGGGTCGTTGGTCCAGGTAGCAGCACCGAAGGTGCCATCCCAAACGCCGCTGTAGGTAACGCGGCCGAGGTATGTGGTCGTGTCGACCGTGGCATTGCTTGGCAGTTGCACCTTGATGCCACGCACCAGGTACTTGCGGGCTGGGATGCCTTTGAACTGGCGGCTGTCGAAGCGCAGGAAGGCCAGTGCGCTGTTTGGATACCTGAACTTCTCGTCAATGATCTCGGTGTAGCTGAACCAGAATGTGCGATTTTGCCGACGAGCACTGGATTCATCAGCGCTGATCCGCTCCATGCGGATGTCAACCGGAAATGCTCCGGTCAGGCTGATGATGTAGTCGCGCTGATAGGCGTTGGTTGTCTTGCCGCTGATCGTGTCCTCGAAAACGGTCGTGTAGCCGCCGCCGTTGTATTGCACACTGCAGCGGATGCTGACGCTATGACCAACGATGTCGCCGTCATCCTCGATGATCTGCAGCGCTGGCACCTGCACCGTAATGCGAGCGCGATCAACGTCTGAATCAGTGATCTGCCGGGTGACGGATGCAGCAGCCGTGATCTCGACGTTCACAGCCTGCTCTGATTCGATCCCGTTGGTGTTAGGGATGTAGCTCTGAACCTGCGTGCCAGTGCGGGTGATGACGGTGTAACCCGTGAAATTGTCAATTCCGCCGCTGCTCTGGACTGGCGTGCCATCCAGGTAGATGCCCTGCACACCGCCCTCAATGCCATCGATCTCGCCTTCGCTGATCAGGTCGAGGACGCTGGCAAATTGAACCGACTGCAGGCTGTCATCAACCTCTGAGGGGATGTGAGTTGTGCCGCCGCCACCCTTTCCGCCGCCGCCAGTGCTAGCACCCTGGATAGCGCCAACACCCAGACCAGCGTTATGAACGCGGATGCCACCAGCGATAAACGTATGGTGCCCTTTAACGGTCAAGTTGTAGACAGTGCCAGTGCCTATGTCTTCGCGGTTGATAATTGGGCGCAAGTGGTTATTCTCATCCACCAGACAGTCATCACTGCCAAGGCTCCCGATTGGAACGAAAGCATTGAACTGGTTCAACACCCAGTGGTTTGGCGTGGCATCCAGCAAGGCGCCTCCCCAAAGCTGATAACGCACGACGCACTCGTTCGGGTGCTCATGCACCTTCAGAATTGTTGCCGTATGCAGCTCGCCCTTGTCGTCAAAACTCAGGACTTGATCGCCTACCTGCAACTCATCAATGCGACGTTCGCCGTCAGGCGTTCGCACCATCGTGTGCCCAAGAAAGCAACCGCCGCCTGTGCTGGCACCTTGAATCATTGTCATTTCAGTTGTGCCACGTCAAGGCCACTAGACAGGACAGCCGAACCGACAAAAGCCCGGCCATAGACAATCGGCACCGGCATCCCCTGCTGGCTGGTATTAACAATGCCGCTGAAGCTGAACGATTCCAGACGTGCGGCTTCCTTGCCGCGCTGCAGGGCTGAGATGTCCGGCTGCGGGGACAGCATCTGAGCGACGCCGCCGAGCACCAGTGCCGCGCCAATGCCGCCAATTGCGGTAGCAGCGGCACCACCCAAAACAAAACCAGCGCCTGCAAAAGCCTGGGCGCCCAATCCAAGAAAGCCGCCAGCAGCAGGACCAGCAATGATCGCCAGCGCCACTAAACCAATCCCAGCCAACACCTGTCCGAATCCCTGCCCAGCGCCGGTCATCACAGGCGCAATGCTGAACACATCCCGCTCAGACCATGGCAACACGGCCACGCTGGCATCCTCGGGCGTGATGCGCTCCTTGCCGACGGTAACGCGGAAGCCCATTCCGGTCTGCTCAGAATCGATCAGCCACTTGTCCAAACCCGGAAAATTGACACACAGCGCTTTGATCGCCTGTGCGGGCGTGTCCACCTCGAACTCGAACCGGCACTGGCCGAGTCGCTTGCGGAGTGCGCCGTAGACCTTAACGACTTTCATGCCGCAAGACCAGGGCAGTGCTCTTGACATAGTAACCGCCAAACACGTCGCGGCTACTGAGTCGCCCTTGCACATGATGCAGGATTTGCTGGTCGCCCAAGTAGACCGCAGCATGGTTGGGCAGGTCTGCCAACAGTTGCATCAGGATCGCGTCGCCGTATTGCAACTCCTCAAATGGCACCGGCCTGAACCCCTGCGAGCGATAGCCGTCAAGGTACAGGTTCTCGCCGCGCTCCCAGAACCGATCACGCCGCTCAAAATCTGCCAGCATCAAGCTCCACTCGCGTTTATACCAGTCCCGCACTAGGGCATAGCAGTCCACCACACCGAACACAAACTCACGGCCGACGTAGGGCAGCTCAAACGCTACAGGCTCGCAGCCGCCCCAGGCTTCGGTTTTTGGATTGACGATCACCCACGGCAGGCCGCTGTTATTGCAGCCGATCTGATCCGCTGCTGATGGCACTGGCTGCGTTACCGGATGGCTATGGACCACGGCCACGATCTCGCCCAGGTCTTCGGCTGTTGCGTAGTCGGTCGGATCCAAGACGAAATGCTCATCCGGTGTAGCGGCGATGTTGCGGCACGGGTAGTAGCGGCGCCGGCCTTTGACCACATGGATCAGGCCGCAGCACTCGCGGGGATCCTCGGCCTGCGCGTGCGCCAGGATGTCAGCCTTGAGCGTGTCGGTCAGCTTCATTTGGCGACACGCCTTGGACGACGGGAAGGCATCGTGAGCGCAGTCAACGGCTCAAGTCCTTCATTCAGCCTATTCGTAAATGTGCTCACTGGGATGCTGTAGCGCCTACACCATTCGCGCTGATGCAGTGTCTCTCCGTTGATAGTGAACAGCTTATTGCTTCGCTTGTTCGCGTGCTGCTGCATGGCCGTAGCCCATCTGCAGTTGTCCGGGCTATAACCACGCGAATTGTCGATGCGATCAAGCGTATGGCCGTCAGGGCGCGGATTCATGTCCTCGGCGAAGTTCTTGGGATCATGCCAACGGTCGCAAACCTTAATGCCCCTTCCTCCATATAAATAAAAATCTTTATTGTTTTCGTTGTAGCATCTAGCCATCATTCCTTCCCAAGTTTTGTAAAGAGGATGGCCAAACATTCCATGTTTGATTGTAATTGGAGGAAGCGGGTTGGGCAGGCATCCGCACGACTTTGGGGTTCCTGCGCGTAAATGTGCCTGAGACGCGAGTTTTTTGTTGCCGCAATCGCAAATACATTCCCAAATCACGCTGCTGCCGCTCCGCCCTGCGGTTGGCCTCACTGCCACCAGCAAGCCACAGCGATAGCCAGTGATGTCGACGAACCTGTTCCCGAAGGACACGATAAAACCAGTCGGACTCCCTATCATGATACCTTAGGCGGTAAGTCCAGCCCCCGGGAAACTTCCGAACGGCAACTCAGCCGTTGCACCGAACCGCAGCTTGCAGCTCTCCACCCGTTTGCCGCACACGTCAGCCGCCAGCGTGCTAACGACCTGATCGTTCACGTTCCAGTAATTGCTGCCGGTGTACCCGCACTCAGCGCCACGATACTTCCATTGGCACACGTTGGCGATGATTTGCCGCTGGGGCAGCATGACGCCGGCTAGGTCAAACTTGCTGGCCAGCTCGAACTCCACCAGATCGCGGTTCTCGTTCGACTTCCGGTCGACGTACCAGATCTCCGTTGGGAAGCGGGCATTAGGGTCGGCGTTGGCCTCGCCATCCAGGAACTTCTTTAGCGTGCGGATCCGCCGCACTGTGGCGCCCCCCAGGTCGTTGCCGGGCGTGGTCGCATTGACCAGCAGCAGCAGCGTGGTCATGTCGCTGAACAGGTTGCTGATTCGCAGCGTCGGACGTGGCAGGCTGCCGGAGCTGGTGTAATCAAAGCCCGTCGCCTCGACCGGGAGCCTGACGTAGGTGTTGCCGTCAAACACGATGTTGCCGGTGACGGCTGCGTTCACGCCGTTGTGCCAGTAGTAGGTGGTGCTGGCGCCGTGCAGCGTGGTGTCAAGCTGCAGCTCAAACAGCTCGATGATCGCGTTCGGACCCAGAACTGCTAGCTCTTCGTAAACGCTGCTGATCGCCGCCCATGTGACGCCGCCGTCTGCGATGGTGCTGCCGATGTCGGTCGGCCATGCCGGTTGCGTGCTGGCGCTGGTGCCTGCCACAGTGCAGCGGAACACCAGCCCGCTGACCTGCGTGGTCGTGGCGCGGACGATGTCACCGACGACGTATGCGGTGCTGGCTTGCCAAGCTGCGTAGGCCATCAGGGCTCGAACACTTCCTCGAATGTAGCTGTAATGTTGTTGAAATTACAATTGACCAGGCTATTGTTCCATGCTTTGCAGACCCATTTGCCTGCGTAGCCGGCCGGGTCAGTCCAGTCAAATGACTCGACGCCGCCCCGGGCCCGCAGGAATCCCAAGATGTTGTCCCGCTCGGTGTCGGTGCGGTTCAAGAAGGTCAGCGACCACTTTTTCGGTTGCGTGTTCAGGCCATAGGCAAGCCGCTGCTCGTAGCCGTCACCAAACCGAACGGACTTGACTCGAGGCTGCTCCTCGAGATCGGCGCTGAAGCTAGGCGTATAAGCGAAGGTCGCCATCAGCGTGTGTTCGCGAGGAGGCCGCCAGGCCGTTGCATTTTGACAATCTCAGCCTGCACGGCCGCACCGATGATCCGGCCCATCTGATTGGCGCCGGGGCCATCGCCTTCAACAGCAGTTCCGCTGGCATCCACGCTGACATTCACGACCGTGCTGCCGCCACCGCTGCTGGACACACCCAGTCTGCCATCGGATCCGCGCCGCAGCGGCAGAATCGCCTCCGGGCCCGCCTCACCCATGAGGCCGATGCCCTTGGCGAATGGGAACAGGGTCGGTCGACTGACCACGCCGCCATAGGCGAATGGGACGATGCCGTTCTTGGCGTAGGCGTTGCCCATTGCGTTTGGCTTAAACAACCCACCAAGCAGACCGCCACCGGTGCCAGTACCAGACATTACTCCAAACAATGCAAAGTTTATCGCTACGTCCAGCAGTCTGTTCGCAATTGAATTAAGAAGATCGGACGCTACCTGCTGCAAACTCTTCGTTCCGTCGATCGCTCCTTGAATTGCGCTGACGACTCCGTCTTTGATCGACATGCCAATGTCGGAATACAGTTGTTTCATGTCTTTTGCAGCCTGCGTTTGCTTCACAAGGGCGTCTTTCTGCGCAGCAAGAAGTTCCAGTTGACGACGCAATACGGGGTCGAGGCTATCCCAATCCTCAAAATATTTTTCCTTAAGCTGATCCAGAGTGCTCAACTCTTTTCCCATTTGCTGCAAACCTCGTATTTGCTTTTCCAAGTCAGCGACTTCTCCTCCCGCGACTTTACGGCTGGCGATCTGACGCACATCGAGGGCGCCAAGGCCTTCAAATGCAGCCTGGCCTGCTAGGCCACCAATTTGCAGCGCTCGAGCACGACGCTCTGCAATGTCTTCAGTGGTCTCGCGAGAAGCACGCTGAAGGGGGGTCTCGGTCGGACCGGCAACGCCGCCAGGGCCGGTCACACCTTTTAGGAGAGCATCGGCTTCTTCTTTTAATTTCTTAACTGTTTTATTGAATTCTTGGCGAACAGTTTGTCCTTCGAGCTTGATAGCCTTCTGTTGCTCATCGTAAACTTTTTTACTTACTTCTCCAAACTTCAAGCGCAAATCAAGCTGGGCCTGTTCATTGCGCAAAATTTCTTCTGCATTAAACAATGCGGCACCGGCTTTTGCCCATTCGGTTTCTGCTACCGACTCGTTTAAGCGACCTTGCTTTGCCAGAACTTCATTTTGAGCATTAAGTTGATTAAGCAATTCATTGAACAAGTCTTTTCTTTCGCGTGCGGCCGCCTTGTCATCGCGACCGCCGCCGCCAGCTCCCTGACGGAAGTTTGTCCTGCCGCCAGAAAGGTCAAGCGCCGGTATTTCGGGCATCATTGCGCCAAGGCCGCTAAACGCCTGATCAATGGCGCCAGTGATTCCAGATGCAATTCCTTTTACGATTTTGCCCTGATTGAAAGCCGCATCAATTCCAACGCCCAAACCCGCAACAAGTGCTGCAATGACGCCTGGCTTGCTTTTTATGAAACCAGCTGCGCCCGCAAGCAAATTAGCGGCAGTAAGAGCTTTTAAGGCCTTGATAAGCGCTCCTGTAACAGTAATAGCAGCTCTAGCGCCAGCAATGAACGCTCCGAACACTTGCAATCCGGCAAACACAACGAGTGAGCCCACGAGCCCGTCCACAACCCCCTTAAGAATTCCGCCCTGCTGATAAGCCTTGCGGAAGCCGTCGACCAAAGAAGGAAGCGCCCTGGCAATTGCAGTAACAGCAGGTGTTATTGATACCAGGAAACCGGTAAATACCTCTTGCAACTGTGCGCCCAATGGCTGCAGCGCCTTGCCAACATTTAACCTCATATCGTTGAATGCATTATTTAATCGAGCCCCGGCCTCTTCGGATGACTTCGCAATTTTTAATGAAGTTTGCCCATATTTGCTGCTTGCAAGCTCAAGAAATTTCATTAAATCATTAAGTCCAACCTGACCTTGTTCGAGGGCTTTTTGGAGTTCAGGCCCGGTTCTTCCGGTGGCCTGCGCAAATAGAGTGAAAGTGCCAGGAAGTCTTTCAGCAATTTGATTGAGTTCCTCGGCGCTAACTTTTCCTTTAGAAAAAACCTGCGTCAAGGCAAGCAATGCTCCTTCTACCTGTTGGGCATTTCCCTTTGTAGCCTTGATAGCTTCGGCAATCGCCCTAAAAGCAAATACCGAATCGTTCACATTGCCGCCAGCCCCAATAACGGCAGCACTAAGACGAGTCAAGCCTGCAGTAGCTTCGGCCTGAGGGATATTCAGTTCTTTAGTGGCAGCAGCAGCGGCGGCAATAGCCGTATTGTAAGATTTTTGATCGCCGAGGATCCCACGAAGCGCAATTTGCAATCCCTGAATTTCCGCAGCATAATTAGCGGTATCAGCAATTTGCTGCCTGAACATTCCAAGCTGGGCACCGATAGCAATGCCCGCAAATGAACCGCCGACCATGTCAAGACCTTTAATTGCGCGACTGGCACCAAGTGCAGCGCCACCTAATCCGCCCAGGAAACCCTCTGGGCCGCCGAAGATACCGCCAGAGATCACGGCGCCGGCAGTTTGCACCGCTTGGCCCGGTGTGATGCGACCACGACGGCGGCGATCTCGAGCCTCGAGTTGACGATCAAAAGCAGCAAGCTCATCATCAAAAGACTTTTGCCTAAGGCGTCCTTCAAGGTCTAGCCCTTCAAGCAGTTTTTCAATATGCAAATTATCGTATTTAGACTGTATCTCTGCCCGCTGAATGCGAGCGTTTTCGTAAATCTTGTTTACGTCATTTAGCGACCTGTCGATCGCTTCTTCTGCCCTGCGAGCAGCTTCAGGGAAAGGCTCTGGACCGATCGGCCGTGCGTATGCCTGCTCTTGAACGCGGATGCGATCTGGCGTGCGAGCGCCACGGGCGATCATTGCGCCAGTGGCAGGATCTCGGAAGCCGCCAACACCGGGCGCCATCGGGCCCTGAGTCCGGTAGTACTCCTGGATCGTTTCCAGCTTTGCCGCTCGACGCTCTGCGCCAGCTTGAGCGATGTTCAGGCGATTGAAGGCTTCGGCGGTGCCAAGCAACTCAGTTCGCAGCTCACGCTGAACTGCTGCCATTTGCATCGAAACACGGGTGTAATCGGCGCTTCCCCTTTCAACGTTATTAAGTTGCGCAGATAGCTCAGACAACTGCTGCTCGAGCGCTGCAGTTGTATTGGGCAGATCAGGCAGCCTTGATGGAGCTGCATAGCCACGGGCAAATTCGCTGCTTTGATATGCGCGAAAGCCTGCAATAACATTTGCTCGACCGGTTCTGCCGGCCTGCGTCATTGATAGAAGCTGGATTCTCTCCAGGGTCTCTAGATATTTCTCCGAGTCAAAACGCAATTGCGTCACGTTACGGCGAAGAACTGAAATTTGCCTCGCGAGAATTTCTGGTGTGGCGCCAAAGCCGGCGGTCAGCGTGCGACTGAACTGCTGGGCTTCGGTGGTGAGACCGGTCAGGCGGGTGCGAGCGGTCTCGATGTCTCTGCCGAGCTGAGCGAATGCGGAAGACCCGGGCCTGGTCTGCTGCTGAAGGGCGCCAAACGCCTGAATCTGACGACGTAATGCGTCTGCATTGCGCTCCGACGCAGACGTGGAGGCAAGAACGGCTTGACGCTGCTGATCAATGGCGGCGGTAGTGCCGCGCATTTCAGTTTCAAGTCTATTTATGTCGTCATTAAGTCGTCTATACGTCGCGCTATTGATGTCAGCCTGCGTCTTGAGACCGCGTAACGCTTCAAGCTGGCCCTTGATTAGTTGTTCGCTGCGAGCCGAAGCATCGCTATATTCGTTAATACTACGACGAACTCGCTCAATGGCTGAAGTAGTTGGCCCATCGAGGGTCTTCTGCAGATCCTTGAAAGCGCTGCTGACCTTGTCCAGGCCCTGCAGACCTTCAATGCCAAGGCGGACCAGGATGTCGGTGATCTGCCTAGGCGCCATCCTTGTTCTCCTTGGCGAGCTCGGTGAGAGCGGCTGCTTCCATTGCCCGCAGCCCCTCCATCATCTCGAGGCGATCACCCACCGAGTATAGATCCAACAGCCCACCTGGCATCAGAAGCACCTCGTACTTCAGCCCGAGGTAGCCCGCCATTGTGGTATTCCATTGTGTCTGCATTCGTAAAAACATCATAACAATATCCCAGTTCTCGTCCCACACTTCAAATTGTTCTTCCTCGTACTCCTTTGGATCGACGGGGAGAACAATGCCAAATGCGGCTGCATCCTCCCCGGTTTTATCTTCTACACGCTTGCCGCCTTTCGTCCAAAAAATAGCGGCCTCTTTTAGTTTCCCGCTTTTGCTCCATCAAAGGTTTCGGTGTATGCCTTAAGCACGCCTCGAATCCAATAGGGATCGTCCGAGAATTCTTTCAGCGCTTCCATCGAGAATGGCACCTCTTTGCCATCTTCATCGGTAATCCCGTCCCACCCAAGCACCACAGACTTCAACAGCTGCAGGTCGCCCTTTTCGGATAGCTTGCTAAATTCGCTGCGTCCAAGGCGCTTAAATACAACGTCAAACGTGCTGGAATCGAAGGTGCCGCCGTCGCTGGGCTCCTCGACGGTAACGGGCCATTTGAAAGTCTTGACCTTTTTGCGGACAAACGCCATTGATTGGAAGGCACTGCTCACCAATCATACACGCAATAAAAAAGGGGCGACCATGGCGCCGCCCCTCTTGAATTGGCCTGCCTGCCGAATCAAGTATAAACAATGCTGAATTCATCATTGCCGCTTGTGCTAGGCACAGCGGTGTAAGGAATGTTCAGCATGTGAATGCCGTCCTGATCGCTGTAGGACACGTCGCCGATGTCGATCCTGGTGGAGGCGAAATCGACGATGTTGCCAGCGGTCTGGCCGTGCTGGAACAGCAGGTTGCCCAGGCTGCCGTCGCTCAGAGCAGCAGTGAAGTAGTTCTTGGTCGCCATGGTGACGGCCTCGAGAACCACCGTGCCGGTGGAGGCGCGATCGGTCAGCAGCACCTCTTTGGTGCAACCGACGAGCTCGCGGTACACCAGGGTGTTGCCCACGTCGAACGTTACAGACTGCAAACAACCGGCGTAGGACAGCAGCTCGAAGCCGGTGGTGTTGCCGTTCTTGAACACGACAGGGGTGGCCTGGTTGGCATAGGTCACGGCCGGCAGAGCGGTGTCGGTCGGCGTGTTGTAAATGCCAGTGAAAGTGAAATCGATCGTTGGAATCTGACCAACAGTGCCATTGATGGTAAAAGTTCCACGAGCACCAGTAACCTTATGCAGAACACCATCAATGTTGTAATAGATGGTTGCGCTGCTAAAGGAAGAGCTCACCGGGGCGTAGGTGACGCTTGTGGTGGCGACGATCGTTTCGCTCAGACCACAAGCCTTCAGGGCCTTGCCGTAGCGAGGAGCGGTCCCGGCAGTACCAGAGCCGGCCAGTTCAACGCTGAAGGTGCACTCCACCCGGGTGTTGGCCAGGAGCTGCTCTGACGCGCCCAGGTAGGGACGAACCAGATCGCGGCTGACAACGTCACTCTGCAGAGGAGTGATGTTCAGATCCCTCACCAGCACCGCGTCGGCGCCGTCTGGAGTCGGATCCGTCCCGTAGCTCGATTCCGTCTCCAGCAGAATCAGACGCTTGCGAGTCAGAAGGGCCATTGGAAATTACCTCTTGGGTTTCAGGGGGAGCGGTCCGTTCAACAAGGACGCGGACGCCAGTTTCGGGATCAAGGATGTAGGAGCCACCCTGCCCATGGAACTCATCAATCATGGTAGTCGCCTCAGGTTGAAAGATCGCCCACTGAAGTGCGGTAACGAACAATGTAAATAGAAAAGATAACACCAACCGGTTGGTCGGCATCTTGCATTGTGAATTCTGTTTCTCCAGGCTGAACGTCAATTGCTAATCCACCCAGAGTGAGATCAGCCATGATGGCGGAATGTGCTGCGGCGATAACTGGATCTGCGAGCTGATCAGGAATCTCTCCGCGAACAATGACGGCAACTCTTACCTGCATCGAGTGATCGAGCGTCGGCAGTGCGGTGTTTTGCTCGACGTCGTTGCGCACTGGCTCCACAATCACCGCCGGGGACTCGCCCCGAGCCAGCGGCGTAACCCTGCTGCGATACACGGTGGCGCCCAGCGTCGCCGAACCGGTCAACGCAGTCTTGATGGCCTCGAGGATCTGCTCGCGTTTGGTGCTCACAGCACAACCCCTGGACCCATGACAACCAAAGCGCCGGTGTTGCTGTTGCCCCTGGTGACGCGACCGATTGGCTGCTTGTTAGTGGGTGGAGCAGTCGTAAAACCACCGCCTTCCGCGACATATAATGCAGAGTTGACAGCATAACCATTTGTATTCATTGCGGTGATCTCTCCAGAAATCACAAGATGGCCATCAGCTCCGGCGGCAATTGCGGCATCCAGAATTCCAATCGCTGGCATCTTTGCAAGATTAGAAGCATCAGCCGCTTCCACGATTACTGTTGATGTGTCTCCAACGTTTCCGGTAATATAAACAGGCGTTCCTTTTGCAAGGGTTGAGGCGCTCCCATTTCTGCAGTGAATATAAACAGGCCCGGCAAGGGCACCGTGAATATGAGGGAGAGTTGCTATGCCAGTGCAGGCAAGAGTTGTAAATGTGGGATTGTCGTAGCCCTGGACGTAGAGCAGCGAGTTCCAGGCGGTCGTGCCGTCGCCGATCTTGAACTTCCTGGTGTCAGTCTCAAATCCCAACTCTCGAAGCAGCAGAACAGGATTTTCTGCTGTCCAGTTCGCTGCGGTGTCTCCCCGCATCTGGAACTGCGCGACGCTGCTCATGCCGCTCCACCATCCAAGACGTTGCCATCAATGTAATCGGTCCCAGCCAATCCACCATCGATCCCAGGATCAAGCTGCTCAACACCTAGGTCGTCTATCTGTAAATTAGCGCTATTGCCATCAAGTGATACACTGCTGATCGAGGTCGGGGTGTCGACGTCTCGCTGCAGGCTTATTTGAACAAAAACCCCATCGTGCACTAACTGCGTAGCTCTAACGCTATAAAGGGCGCCATTTACGGTCAGCTTAGAGCCGTAAAGCAAATGCCCAAACTCTGACGCTGCACAGGTCAGCGTATAGTCCGTCGTAATAATCTGATTGTCAATAATCATCTCACTCGGCATATCAAAAATGCCGAGGCCAGAAATGGCGCCACTGACAACAGTGACGCCAAAGTCTGCCATATAAATAGCAGGATCGTCTACGATCACTGATACTTCTTGGCGCCGAAACCGGTAACCGAAATAATCGAGCTAGCGGTGCCAGTCTCGGTGTGGATGTTTACGCGCACATAGCGCTTGACATCGTCCTTCGAGATGGTCACGGAATCCAAGTAGGCAGCGTTCTCGATGTCGTCGAAAGCTGCGCCGGTGATGGCTTCGTAGCCGCTGCCGCTCGCATCGCTGTGCTCAAGGCGCACCGAGAAGCCGGCATCAGCGCCAGCAGCGGTTGCCTGCATCACGAACACGACGTCGCCGTCGTAGCCCATCAGATCCACACCGGTGCCGGCGCCGGTGGCCGTCACAGTTGCGGGGGCATAAGCGCTGAAGTGCTGCAGCGCTTCAAAATTGCGTTGGCTCAGGGCCATGGATCAGTCCTCCTGGGAAAGTGGTTTGATGGTGCGACGCACAGTAGGCTTCTTCGCCTCTGGTGCGGGCATGGGGCAAACAGGCTCTGGAGGCGCAGGTGCCTCGCAGCGCACAGCTCGACTGAGGCCAACCAAGAGCTGGCCTTCACTCTCGGAGAGGTCGAGCACCTCACCGGTTGCCCGGGAGGTGCCGCGAACCATCACGTCAGTGGTCAGCTTGAACCAGCTCATCAGGCGTTGCCGGAGCCGAACACGAAAGCACCGGGGTTGCGAACACCGAAGTCCACATCCTGGAAGGCCACGATGCGAGTGGTGCCCTTGGTGCTGTTGCTGTAGGGATCGACGGTGATGTCGACGCCGGACCAGAAGCCGAAGATGGCCTGGCTGAAGTCGCCGAAGATCACGTTCGAGCCGATCAGCTGGTTCGACACGCGAGCGCCGTAACCGTTGACCTCGTTGTTCTCCCAGATGAAGCGCTCGCTGTTGGTGTTGCGCAGGGTCTGCTTCAGAGCACCGCGAACGTGAGCGTTGCCCACATAGAACATCGAATCCACGTCCAGGTTGGCCACCGACACGGTGGTCTCCATGTTGACGTAGTCGGCGAAGGTGCCGAAGTAGTAGGTGGTGCCGTCGATGGCCTTGTTGGTATCAGCGTTGCTGGCCAGGGTCTCTGAGCCAACACCGGTGATGTTCTTGATGCCCAGCAGAGCGGAGGAGCCACCCAGGCCGTAGATGCCGGAGTAGTCGATCGCCAGGGCGATGGACTCAGCCAGGTCAGCGCGGACCATGGCCTCAACATCCATCGAGGCCTGCTGCATCAGGCGACGGGTGATGTCAACGAAACCGCCGAGCGACTTGGGGGTCATCGAGATCTGACCCAGAGTCATTGCGCTCTCGGTGACGGCGACGTCCTCACCCACCCAGTAGGCAGTGGTGGCGCCAGTCTTCTTGGGGATGTCCACGTTGCCGACCAGGCCGGTCAGGGTGGTGACATTCAGGCCCAGCAGAGCGGAGCGGTTGCGAACCAGGTCGATGAACGAACCGGTCAGCAGTTGGGTGTCGACCAGGTAGCCACCAGCGGTAGCGGTGCCGACGTTCTGGGAGCGAACAGCAGGAGCGGACAGCACATCCCAGGGCATCACAACGCCCTTGGCAGCGCGGCCGAGCTTGCCTTCGGCGGCCTTAGAGCACTCGATCTCGAAAGCAGCAGCTTCACGAGCGGAGCGGTCGGTGGGGTCAGCCAGGTGACGGATCACGTTCATCAGGCTGTAGCGCTTGACCTCTTGCTGGGTCAGGCCGATGGCAGCAGCGCCGTCGTCGTGAATGCGGCCCTGGAACTCCTTGCGGCTGCGGCCGAGTTGGGTCAGGACGGCCTCGCGAGCCTGATCGACAGAAGCGTCGTCGTTGATCAGCTTGTCAGCCAGCTCAGCGCCGACCTGATGCTGCTCGCACATAGCGCGAATGGTGGCGACCCGATCACGCTCAGCAGCCCGAGCGGCGGATTGCACCTCTTTGATGTCGATGGATTGTTCCATTGTTGAGGGCACAGGTTGTTTTTCAGTACCGCGCTCGGCGGACTGCTCGTGGTCAAGCATAACGTCAGCAGCTTCTACAACATCAAGGGCACGTCCGAGGCCAACCGATTGATCAGCCGGAACGCTCACAGATGATACTTCAAGTACATTCCATTTTGTAACGAGAAAGTCGCCGTTTGACGATTCGCGAACATCTGCAATTTCGTACGCAAAAGACACATTGCGAACGATTCCTGCTTCGATGTCGCGGCGGCGCTTGTACTCCTCGGTGCCCTTCTCCATCGTGTTAGGACTCCACATCACGGTCGCGTAAAGCCGGCGATCGTCGCCCAGCCAAGCCCTCTCGGCCACGCCCAGCACCACGTCGCGATTGTGGTTCCACAGCCACGCGCCGCCGTCATTCATGCGGCTCAGGTCCATCGACTCAGCGTCGTGCACCAGCACCTCACGCCCCCACCAGCGCTCCACCGGAGCTTCGGAGCTGAACGAGAAGGTCAGCCGATCGTCGGCCTTCTCCTCGACACGCATGCCCTGGGCGACCTCGCGCTTCAGGCCCTCCTTGTTGATCCGCTTCAGATCAAGTTTCATGACACGCTCCCCGGTGGCCTCCTCAAATTCGATCGGCTGGTAGTCGTTGTCATCCAACCACTCCCTTGCCTCTGACACGCTAAAGCGAGAGGCGTCGAATCGAATTGCCTGCAGTCGCACCGGTTCGTCTTCATTGATGCCATAAATCGCATCAACGCCTGCGCCAAGGTCGTCATTCACCCGGCGGAACCGCTCAAACATGCCCGGGTCCAGCAGCCGAGCGGCGTGCTCGTTCGGGTAGGGACGACCTTCCTCGCCATCAATCGGCTGGATCTTGGTCAACGTGCTGAATCGGTGGCCCACCATCACCTCAGTCGGCTCACCATCCCGGTAGATCCGAATCAGCGCGGCCGGGTCCTCTTCGGTGGCCTCGATGCTGAATTCGCTGTCAGGCACGCCAAGAGTGCCTTCGCGCATGATGTGTTCGATTCGCCCACGAGCGCGACCGCCGCTCGAGTTCCAACTGACAAAATCTCCCTCTTTCAGTTCGTCGGGAGCGGCGCGAAGTTCCATGGAGCGTTCTTGTGCTGCCTTGATGCTATCGGCCTTCGCATCACTCCACCTTTTACCTGCATCACCGCCCCAGGCGGCCCAAGCCACGCGACCTGGCGAGGGATAGCCATCCTCATCAGGACTGAACCCCTGGCCCTGCTTGTCCACCTCGTGCCGGGCGAACCATGCCGACATGGTGATCACGGTGTCGGCGCTGAGCTCGTCACCGCTCAGGATCTGCCGGGCCCGGGTGGCGGCCACATCCGTGCCACCATCGCGGCCCTCTTCTTTCCACGCCTGATAGCGCTCAGCCTCCTCGCGCATGCCCTCGGTGGGCATCAGGTCGATCTCGACCCCGTTGACCTCAGCCATCTTTCTGTGCGCGAGCAAGGTTGGACAGATCAGACCGTAGCCGCACCGGCTGGCCCAGATCATCGATCAACGGATCGCTGACCGGAGGCTCGGGCTCGGGCGCCGGCACGGGAGTTGCGGCCATCAGCCCGAGCTCCTCCTTGATTTCATTCTCTTTTGCAATCGTAGTAACGGTTTCCATGAAATCGTTACCGGTGTATTCCATGATTTGCTCCGCGTGCGTCTGAAGCTGCAGTGCACGCGCCATCTCGAGCGCCTTCATCTCCTTCGCCGGATCCACCCAGCTCCATGCCCGGGCCTGCCAATGCGGCGCGTTGTACCGCTCCGGCCTGGTCCACACATCCGAGAACATCGGCATCGGCAAGTCGGTGAGGGCGGCAGCCATCAGCCACTCCTCGAACACGCGCTGGTGGAACTGCTGGATCAGCATCGACTGGATCACGCGCCAGTGATCACGGTCTTCGAGGATGCTCAGCCGGCTGCTGCTGTAATTCGACTCACTGAAATCCTTGCTTAACGTTTCGTAACTACAGCCGAAACCAGCAGCAAATCGCCTGGCCAGGTTCCTGACCACGTTCTCGTACTGGTTGTCATCGGGACCGAAGTCAGGCGGGATCGCCGTCTCCCCTGGCAGCAGGAAGTTGTAACTGCCAGGCTCGGTGTTCCACAGCCGCTTGTCGCCTTCAAGCGCCGGTGAGCCATCGCTTTCACGGCTGCCGAAATCCTCGGGGTCCGAAGTCTGGATCCAGCCCAGGCTGTTTGCCTGCACTCGCTTCCGGGTCCAGTGAGCCTCTTCGTACTTGCCGAGGTTCCAGCTCGTGGTGATCACCGGCGCGAACCAGGGAACACCCCTCGTCTGCCCAATGCGATCAGGCATATAAATATGAATGAAGTCTTCAGCATCAATAAACAGATGCTTCTCCGTCCTGTTCAGGTAAGTGCCGAGCTCAGCGTCCCCCGGGTGCTTCACCAGCAGGGCGTAGCGCGTCGGCCGCCCCCACTCATTCAGCTCGACGCCCATCCGCCAGTAATGCCCTGGCCGGTCGCTGAAGCCGGTGTAATCGTCATCGATCTGATCCGCTTCGATCAGTTCGAGCGCCAGTGGCACCCTGCTCTTGCCCATCCGCTGCCGCACCAGCCGCACGCCCACCTCACCCGATTCAGGCAGTGAGCCCACGATCGCCATCTCGATCGCGTGGAAGCTCATCTTCCCGGTGACGTCGCAGCTATCGGCCCGGCACCATTGCCGCCATCCGGCCGACATCGCCACGTTGCGGCGCTCGTCTTTCTCCCGCCCATCGGGCCGCATGATCTGCGGCTGCATCTGGATGCCACGCGGACCGATCACGTTGACCTGGGTCGTCCGCTTCGCCTGCCGGGCGTAGGGGTTATCCCTGACCAGCGCTCGGCTGCGATTCCGCAGCACCTTCAGGCTGCCACGCAGCTCAGCATCAGCGCTGGTGTTCGGAGCGAGGAAATCAGCCGTGAAGCGATTCCACCTGGCCGCGTCGTACATGCGACGACCGCCGAGGCGTTTCAAAATCCAGGTGCGGAGTCCCATTGATCAGTGGAAGCGGATGTAAAGCGACCGACCATCGCCTTTGCCATTGGCCACGTTCTGCGCGAGCTGTTCCCGCGCCACGTCAGCCTTAAGCCGATCGCGCCACTGAATCAGCTGGGACAGCTCAGCACGCTTGACCATTCGGCCGCCTGATGCGGTGCCGATTCGATATTCTTGCGCACCTTCTGCCAGAGCACGAATTGCTGCTTCGACATTCGCCAGATCAATTTCGGCCTGACTGCGAAGATCGACAGCAGTAGCAGAACCGCTATAAACAAGAGACGGCAGAACAGTGAATTGTCCAGTGCGCACTGTGGTCGGCGCACCAGTGGTGACAGCAACAGCCTGGTAGTACCACTGGCCGCTGGTGAATGCAGTCGTGGTCGCAGAACTCAGCGTGAACGACCAGATCCCAGAGCTCAGCGTTCCCGATGCCGTCGCGCCACTTGCAGCGTTTGTTCTAAGGTAATACGACAGGCTATCTGCAGTCGGCGCAAGATCATCCGTCCATTCAACGGCGTCTCCAGCGCGTATTTCGGATGGAAATGCCATTGCCAGGCTGGATTTTGCGTAAGTCTAGCCCTATCAACCTAAAACATTGAACGCCTTGCGGCTCTTCCGGGCAGGCGCAATCACCGGCTCGCCCTCGATCGGCCTGACCACACGCTCGAACTGATCCCAGATCGTGCGCCTGTCGTAGAGCTGGTACAACCGGTGCAATGCAGAGTACGCATAAACGAGCTCGTCAAGCGCCTCGTTTCGAGCACTGCTCTTCTTCATCCACACACGCTGCGGATACCCGTTCTTGTATCGCAGAACCTGTTTCTCCGCAGTCAGCTCCTCGAAGTACTCTGTTCCAACAGTCGGATAAAAATGCAAGTAACCTGCACCTTTTTCATTATGCTTAAGCCTGCCGAACAGCAGTGACTTCACCGTGTCCGATCCGACCGGGAACACCTGGGCGCCCTTCTTCACCACCTGGCCCTTGCGGTTCAGGTCCACCTTCGACGGCTTGCCCAGCGGCGGTTTGCCTTTGGTGCTCATGCCCTTGATCGCGATCACACCATTCGCCATCCGCTCCCGGGCGTAGGAATACACCTCAGCGGTGTGGTGGCCGCCGGAGTCGATCGCGCAGACGCTGATCTTCATGTCCACGCCGTCTTCGGTGAGGAACGGTTTCGCCATCACCTCATCAAGCTGCTGCCACACCTCTGCTCGAGCAGGGTCCCCATAGAGCTTCGACCTGTCGATAAGCCACGCCTCCTCGTCGCGCCCCCAGCCCCACACACTCAGACTCAATCGGTCGTCCTGCACGTCACAGCCGATCGTCAGCGCCAAAACCTGCGATGGCACCACAAGATGCTCATAATCCTCCTGGGATGCACGCTCGGCCAAGGCTTCTGCGCCGATCTTGCTTGCGTACTCGTCCTCCCAAACCTCGCCCAAAACGGTATTTACGAACGTTTTCAATTGCTCCGCGTCGTTCTTCGCGTCAAGGAATTCCTCGACTAGATTCGACCACGTTGCATTAGGGCTGTACGAATACGCTGCCCAAATATGAAAGCTCACATGCTTTCCATTACCCGGAGCAGTTGGCCGCCACTCGCCGCGCTCCACCATCCATCGCTTCTTCGCATGAGGGATCATCACCCCACAGCCTTCGCAGCAATACGCAGCAGTTGACGGATCGCCGTCGGTCCAGCGCATGTTTGTCCATTTCAAATACTGCATGTGCCCGCAATCCGGGCATGGGACGAAATAGCGACGCTGGTCGCCCTGCAGGAACATCTTCTCGATCCTGCTGAAGTCCTTGATCGTTGGCGTCGACCCGGCCACGATCGTCCTGTTCCAGTAGTACTCCGTCCGCCGGATGCCCAGCTTGATCTGGTCGCCCTCAGCACCGGCCGATTGCGGGTAGCCGTCGGTCTCGTCGAACAGCACAATCCGGCGGCTGACGCGCCTGAAGCCACGCGGGCTGTTGGCGCCAACCATGCTCAGCGTTCCGCCGGGGAACTGCTTCTGCAGGATCGTGTTTGCCCCGTCCTTCGCCTTCGCCTCGCTCACCAGGCCGCGCAGGCATGGCGTGTCCCGCAGCATCGGCGCGATTTCCTCTTTCGAATAGCCCTGCGCGTCTTCGATCGTTGGCTGCACCAACATGATCGGACAAGGGTCCTGGTGAATGTGAAAAGCAATCGTGTGGTTTAAGATTTTGCTGTAGCCAACGCGAGCAGATTTCATTAGCGTTATCTGCTCGATTTTGGGATCGGTGATTGCGTCCATGATCCCCCGCTGATACGGCAGCGTCCGCCACCGGCCGCCCTCAGCGCTGCTCTCCACGCTCAAGTAGGCGTACCGATCCGCCCACTCGCTCAGCGACAGCTTCTCTGGTGGCTTGAACGCTCGAAGCGCCGAACACGCAACTGATTCGATCGAAGCCATCAGTCCTCCTCCTCGCCTTCTGCGGCCAGATCTTCAAGCGTTTCTCGAACGATGTCATCTAAAACAGTGATCGCGTCCGTATCGAGGTCGGGAATACGCTGTTTTGCCTTTGTTGGAATGCCTAAGATTTTTGTTCGTGCTAATGTCACAATTTCTATCCATTTTGCCTCGATTTCCTCTGCTTTTACCAGTAATCCTTCTTTTTGCTTGCGTTCCAGCTCAAGCAGCTCGGCCTTTAGGTGCTCTGTTCTGGCTCGAGATTCGTCATATTCGGGAATCCCTTCCTCCGTCCGACCCAGTCGATCCCTCGGTGCTTGACGCTCTGAAAGAGGTCGCAAAACTGGTCGCTCAGCACCCGGGCCAGGTGGCTTAGGGCCGATCCCCACTCGCTTTTGGGTGTTTCGGGCCCATTCATCCCTCATTGTCTCGGAATTGACAAGGATCCGACCATCGACGCCTGTTTTGGTGGTTAGACGCCCTGTCTTGACCGCTGCATAGACGGCTTCTTTGGTGACACCAAGTGCTCGAGCAGCTTCCGCTCTTGTGATCATTGCCATGTCAATGATTCTATCGTTCTAGGTAGCCCAGGAGTCAATAGTTCGTGGTATAGTGTTCGGCTTTTCGATTTTGCCGAATGCGGCTACGCGTATAAATGCATATAGCGAAACAACTTTCGCGGGCTGTGCCTAGCCGAATGTTGCGATTAGAATAA